ACCTACCACGAGATTGGAGATTGATACTATGGCAAACACTAAGAAGATGACTAAGCGTGAGATGTTCGAGCAGATTAAGGCTTCCTACCCTCTGACTGAGGCTGAGGTTGAGTTCATTGACCACGAACTCGAACTGCTCGCAAAGAAGAACAGTGCCGAGAAGAAGCCTACCGCTGTGCAGGTGGCTAATGAGGGCATTAAGGGCGACATTGTCGCAGGTATGGAGCAGGGTAAGTCCTACACCATCACTGACCTGATGAAGACCATTCCTGCCTGTGCCGAACTGAGCAACCAGCGTGTGTCTGCTCTTGTTCGTCAGCTCGTCACTGATGGCGTGGTTGTGCGAACTGAGGAAAAGCGTAAGGCTTATTTCTCCCTCGCTGACTAAGGGAAAAAAGTCAAGGGGAAATGCAAATTTCCCCTTGACAACCCCTTTGATGTGTGGTATAATGTAATTACAGAAAGGGGGATTGCCTATGACAGCATCCGAGAGAGAAAAACTGATTGCCAAGCACATGGGTCTGTTAGGTATCAGCCGAGAGGAAGCCGAACAGTTGGTCGCTGATGATGAAGCAATCGACAAGGGAGCAAAACTCTTTGAGTTGAGTGCCGAGCAAGAAAAGGCAAGCAAAAAGGCAAGAGCCATTGGAACAAAGACCACCACCACAACCAAGACCACAACCAAGAGAGAACGCAAAGCCGACAACGACAAGGCAATGCTGATTGACGAAATCAAGCAAGCCCTTGAGGGATTGGAAAGCATTGAGGGAATTGAGGTTACGAACGCCGAGAGGGAAATGCTTTTCCACTGCAATGGGCGAAAGTTTAAGGTGGTACTGTCTGCCCCTCGTTCCTAACTTGTCAATGGGCGAAAGTCACAAACTTTCGCCCTAATTTTTGTGCATTTTTACCACTTGACAAATCGGGCCGGCTGTGGTATAATGGCCGCCCGTGCACAAGTGCGCGGGCCGGTATTCCTGTCAATAGTTAATTTCAACAAAAATGCGGGCGAAAATTTGTGCAAATTGCCTATTGCAAAATCTCCCGAAACGTGGTATACTAATAATGTCAGGAGGGATAGAACGATGTTAGAACTGAACCAAGAGGAAAAGAAAGTAATCGAAAAGGTAGTTGACGGAATGACAGAATGCGGTCTGTTCTGCGGTCGGTACGATGCAAAGAATGGCAATGAGCATTTCATGTATGGGGTGAGCACTGTAATGGAATACCTCGCCTATCTTGTCAGCGATGAGTATGGGGATGAGTTCTCCGATGCTTTTACAAAAAATATGATAAAAAGTGAAAAAAAGGTATTGACAAACGAGCATTGATGTGCTATAATAATTACAGAAAGAAACGAAAGAGGTAAACGCTATGAATACACAGTTACTTATTACATTTATCATTCTTAACATTCTGAATGTTATCATTCAGACAGTGAAAAGTATCGCCACTGTGAAGTGCGGTAAAGGGGTCGCCGCAATCGTAAATGCTGTTGCTTTTGGTCTTTACACAATTGTCACTGTTTACTTAATGTGTGAACTTGACCTTTACTTAAAGGCTGGCATTGTGGCTCTGTGCAACCTTGTTGGTGTGTATGTTGTTAAGTGGTGCGAAGAAAAGGCACGCAAGGACAAACTTTGGAAAGTTGAAGCAACTGTTCCCCACGAATGGACTGACGCAGTACATTTTGATTTGAAAGACATTCCCCACAACTATGTGGAAAATGTTGGAAAATATACCCTTTTCAATTTCTACTGTGCAACACAGAAAGAGAGTGCAAAGGTGCGTGACATTCTCGCACAGTATGAAGTGAAGTATTTTGTGAGCGAAAGCAAGACCCTTTAATGGGTCAGCTTTTCGCCCGGGCGCAAAATATTTTTCAAAAACCTATTGACAAATCAAAATGAAAGTGCTATAATAATTACAGTTGATACGAAAGGATTTGATACCCATGGCTCGCAAGAAAGAATTATTTTTAATCATCGACACTGAAACAGCAAACACCATTGAACAGCCTTTGTGCTATGACATTGGCTATGCAATCTGTGACAGACAAGGCAAGATTTACCTTGAAAGAAGTTTTGTGGGTTCTGAAATGTTCCTCGACCACAAAGACTTGATGCAAAGTGCCTACTTTGCTGAAAAGATTCCCCAGTATTGGGATGACATTAAAAATGGCACTCGCACTTTGAAAAGCATTTTCAACATTCGCAAGCAAATCCATGAGGACATGAAAAAGTATTCCATTCGCAAGGTGGGTGCTTACAACATGGGTTTTGACAAGAGAGCATTGAATAATACAATTCGCTATTGTTCTCAATCTCGCTGGCGTTGGTTCTTCCCTTGGGGAACTGATTACATTTGCATTTGGAACATGGCTTGTCAAGTGGTTCTCAATCAAGTTTCCTATGTAAAATTTGCTTTACAGAATGGTTTAATTAGCGAAAGCGACAACATTCAGACAAGTGCTGAGGCTTGTTACAAGTTTCTGAAAAAGCAAGTTGATTTTGTGGAAAGCCACACAGGACTTGAGGATGTGAGAATTGAAGTTGAAATTCTCGCAAAGTGTTACGCAATGCACAGAAAACTTGAAACTAAAATTTCCCCTGCGTGTTGGAGAATCCCCCAGAGAACACGCAAGGAAATGGACTTGAAAAAAGTTTTCAAAAATAGTGGGGAAAGGGCTTGACAAAAGCCCTCCCCCATGGTATAATGAATACAGAAATTAAGGAAAGAGGTTGATACTATGTTAGAACTTATTTGTCAAATTCCTGACCACATCGGTTGGGTGCTCGTTGGTGTTGTTGGCTGTCTGTGTGTGCAGATGCTTGGTCTGTTGATTGGTACTACCATCCAGGCAATCAAGGAACGAATTGAAGACCGCAACGAGGAATGCGAGGGTTAATCCCTCGCTTTTTTGTTTGAGATTTCAGCGCCGCGCGCACGAACGTAGCGCGCGGAATTTACCATTATACCATACCCCGGCATTTTTGTCAAGAGAAAATGTGCACAAAGATCGAGAAATAAAAATCCTGTAATTTGTGCATTCTGTCTATTGCAATCTGCTTCTGGATGTGGTATACTATCTATGTCAGGTGAGGGGAGCACCCAAGAGGAGCTCAAAAAAACTTTGAAAAAAGTTAAAAAACCTCTTGACAAATAGCGCCGAGTGTGCTATAATAAATACAGAAGTTAAGGGAAGCGACCCGAAGAGGGAAGCCCACGAGAGCGATGTAAGACTTCCCCCTTGAGCCAAGGCTCTTGCTTCTGACCGCAAGGTGTTCGCGTTTGCGGTATACAAGTGTGAACCAGTGCCCCAGAGGTTGAAGTAATAGGGGATTATGCGCGATACAATACCTCACACAAAAAAGTCAAGAATCTTGAAAAAAGGTCTTGACAAATACCGCAAAGTGTGGTATAATGATTACAGTCAAGAGGGGAACCTTGACAGCGAAAGCCACCAAGGACAGTGGAAACAGACACGAAGCGAACTGAAACCCAAAGGATACACGAATCCCAGTAGCCCCCACAGAGCGTGGCAAAGCGATTGCGTGGTGAGGGTAGACTTAGGGCTGGGCCAGCAACAAGGCTGAGAAGTGGGCGAGTAGCGAAGATAAGAAAAAAAGTCGCGAATTTTTTTCGAAAACCTCTTGACAAATCAAACCCCATGTGGTATAATTAAGATGTTCCAAGAGAGGAACGAAACTTCAAAAAGGGTCGCAACCAATAGCGAGAAATGGAGACGATACTATGGCAAATGTTAAGAAGATGACTAAGGCTGACTACTTCCGCCAGATTATGGCAAACTACAACCTCACTGCTGACGAAAAGGCTTTCGTTGAGCATGAGCTGGAGCTTCTGGCAAAGAAGAACTCCGCAGAGAAGAAGCCGACTGCGGTTCAGGTCGCAAATGAGGGTATCAAGGCTGACATCCTCGAAGCCATGGAGAGTGGCAAGAAGTACACCATTACTGACCTCATGAAGAGTGTCGATGCGTGCGCTGACCTCTCCAATCAGCGAGTGAGCGCACTGGTGCGCCAGCTGGTTACTGAGGGTTCTGTGGAGCGCACTGAGGAGAAGCGCAAGGCTTACTTCTCCAAGGTGGACTAAGGGCAAGGGGCGCAAGCCCCTCCCTCCCCTCTCTCAATTTTCACTTGACCCCTGGGGTGATTCGCTCCCCTGGGGGTTTTGTGCATTTTGCACAAAGCGCCGGCCCGGTCACGGCCAGCGTGACCGGAATTTTCCATTATACCACCGGCCGCAAATTTTGTCAAGAGAAAAGTTGCATAAAAAATAAAAAATAATTTTCCCAAAATTTGTGCATTTTGACACTTGTATTTTCTCTTGGTCTGTGGTATACTATTATTGTCAGTAAGGGAGAGCCGAATTGATAGAGGTCAAAAAAAGTTTTTAAGAAATTTCAAAAAACCTCTTGACAAATCCCCCAAGATGTGCTATAATGAATACATCAAAGGGAGAGAGAAGTCAACAGAGAGTTGAGAAAAAAAATAAAAAAACTTCAAAAAACCTCTTGACAAATCGCTCAACCTATGATATAATTAAATCATCAAAGGGAAGGAAAACCCAACAAACCAGAAAGGAATTGATACTATGGCTAATACTAAGAAGATGACTAAGAGAGAAATGTTTGAACAGATTAAGGCAAACTATGCCTTGAACGCAGACGAGATTGCGTTCATCGACCACGAGTTGGAATTGCTCGCAAAGAAAAACTCTGCTGAAAAGAAACCTACTGCTGTACAGGTTGCCAACGAAGGCATCAAGGCTGAAATCCTTGAAGGTATGGAAGTCGGCAAGAAGTACACTATCACAGATTTGATGAAGTCTGTGCCTGCGTGTGCAGAGTTGTCCAATCAGAGAGTGTCTGCCCTTGTCAGACAGTTGGTAACTGATGGCTCTGTTGAGAGAACAGAGGAAAAGAGAAAGGCTTACTTCTCCAAAGTAGCCTAACTCCCCCAAGGGGGCAGAAATGCCCCCTCCCCTAAAAGGGCGGTAGAAAAAAATTTTGCAAAACCCCTTGACAGATAGCCTTAACTGTGCTATAATAAGGGTACAGTAAAGGAGTTGATAACTATGACAGAACAGGATGCAAAGCTGATGAAAAATTTGGGTATCAGCGAAGAAGAGGCTCTGCAAGTCATCGCAGACGATAAGGCAATCGACAGGGGCGAGCGAATGTCCTTCGACCTTTCCAAAGAAGAAGAGAAAGCCGCCAAGAAGTACGCAAATGTGGGCGAAAAAACTGTGAAAACCCCACGAAAAGCGCCAGTTCGCAAGGAAAATGCGACAAAATCGCAGATAATTGCAGAAATTTCGGCATTTTTGAGCGAAAAAGGCTACGAAATGGTCGAAATCACCAATAAAGAGCGCCAAATCGCCTTCAAAGTTGGTGAAAATGACTATGAATTGACCCTTGTGCAGAAAAGAAAGCCGAAAAAGTAGAAAAATCGCCCCAAAAGGGCGATTTTTTCGTCATTTTGCACAAAAACCGGCCGTTTTCGCCTGCGGCGGGCCGGAATTTCGTCAATTAGCAGATTCCACAAAGTTTTGGAGCGAAAATTGTGCAAAATTACCTGTTGACATTTCTCCCGAAATGGTGTATACTATGTATAGAAAGTGAGGGAAACAAAATGGAACAAGTTACGAAGTTTGTACTATCACGATTACAACTTGCTGAACAGCGCCCTGTTTCTGCGAGCGTGTTTGAAGCACAAGCCTATGGGGCACTGGTTTACCATTGTGAGTTGAACCCCCAAGATGAAGAAATGCTCATTCCGATGTGGGAAGAATGGCAACAAACATTTTGGAAAATAATTTCTGAAACCCCTTGACAAACCCCACAAAGTATGCTATAATAAATACAACAAAACAAAGAAAGAGGTAGATACTATGATGAAGATTTCTGAGATGATTGCAATGCTGTCTGAGGTTATGGCTGACCATGGTGACAAGGAAGTTATCCTTGTGAATGATGCGACTGGTGAAATTCGCTATGCGTCTGGCATGACTGTTGACCTCGTTGAGGGTACTGTCACTATCGACCACATTTCCTATGGTGAAAAGCAGGAAATCGAAGCAGGTCTGGCTATGATGGAAGTGATGGCGAACATCATGGCGATTTGTGGGGGTAAGCAGTAATGGCTCACATCCACTGCCCTATGAATGGTTGGGACTGTCCTTACTACAGCGACAGTCCCATCCCCTGCCAGTGTACACTGGATGACCCTATGAATGAGTGCGACGACTTCGCTGTCTTCTGGGACCCCGATGATGATTACATCTGTCACGATGAGTGCCGAGGTTGTTCTACTTGCCACAATGCCGACCAAGATACGACCGACAAGGTGGCTTGCTGTAACTGCTGTGAAAACCATTCCTTTTATTCCCCTGCGTCCGAGGTGTAAAAACCTCGGATTTTTTATTTTTGTTTCAAAAAACACTTGACAAGTGCGCCCGGGTATGGTATAATAATAGTAGGTAGAGCGGGCCCTGGACGGAGGCCAGGTACCGAATTTCCGATCGGTACCCCCATATGCGATTTTTTCGGTGGAAAGTGCGGCCCTTCCATATGCGTTCAATTTCCCGTAAAACCCGGCCGCCGATCGGTTCTTGTTTTCCCGATCGGTTCGCACCATATGACCATCCTGGCCGCAAAATCTTAATTCAAAATGCCTGGTTTCGGGCTCATATCGCCGCGTTTACATCTTCTCACGAGTTTGTGTTCAGCCCGAGAAAAATTTGACATTTTGAATTAAATTTGATATAATATAAAAAAAGGAGTCATTGCCGATCGGGACGCGCACCGACCGCATTTGATTTTTATAAAAAAATATGGTATAATATATACATAAGATATGAAAGAGAGGTAATTACCTATGGTAAATCAGAAAGATATTCTTGCCAGACTGCAGGCTGGTGAGAGCGCAGATGTTATTGCCCAGGAGCTGGTAGACGCACTCAACGCAGCTAATGCCGAGTTCGCCGCTGAGCAGGAAAAGGCAAGCACTGCAAAGGCTAAGGCCGAGTACATTGAGGAAATTGGCGCGCTCATTAAAGATTACATCCTCGAGTTCCACGCTGGTTCTGCTGTCGCCGAGGCAATCGCTGATCAGGAGATCGATGCAGCTGAGATTGTTGAAATGATTGACGCCGCTTTCGAGCAGCTTGATGCCGAGGTGCGCAAGCTCAAAGAGTTTGAGAAGATGCTGAAAGGTATCATGGACCATGCAGATCACGCTCCTAAGGCACCTGTAGGCGGCAAGATTGAGCCTAATGTAGATGCGCTTGGAGCATTTCTAAAAGCCAACGGTTTGGCTTAAGGTGAAGTCGTCCTCACTGGACTAAAAATTTGCTCCGTAGACTGAACAAGAACATAGCCCAAGAGGCAAAAAAGAAGAGGCTCTCTCCAGAAATGGAGAGGGCCTTTTTATATTATATGTGCGTTTAAGAATTTAAACGCACAGGGTAACGAAGACGGTGACGATGGAATTTTGATCAGCATGTCGCGGGCCGATCGGCCACCACTTCCACTGGATTTTACTGGATTTTCACCATTCATAACCAAGAGCAAAAGAAAAAGCCGAGGGTTAAACCTCGGCCTTAAACTCACCAACTAAATCGGTAATCTCCATATTACGTGCGGCAATGATGAAATCATTAATCATCTTATCTAAATCTGTAGGGTCAACAACCGTGCTCTTCAACACATCATCAACTGCAACTTCTCTGCGCTTACCCCTACCAGGCTTACTTACTGGTACATTATCTTCATATTTATAAGTCTTGACCGCTTCGCGTTCAACTGGATATTTATAAGCATAACAACGATGGTCATCATACTCAGTAACAGAGCCAGACGCAAACGCCACCTTACCAACAACTTCTCCATTAAGAATCAGTTCACCAGTCTCAGCAACTGCGTAAAGCACTCCTTTTTCCTGGTCTTTCTTCATCTCACTCTTTGGAGTCTTATATACATTATATCCTTTATACTTACCAATATGTTCCATCTCATTTTTCCTTTCGTTTTTTTCATTTCATTTTTCGAAATGGGAATGAATTTTCAATTCATTTTTCTATTTCTTTACTTATATTATATCATATTTTCATTTGAAAATCAAACCGATTTTTCAATTCAGTTTTCAATTTCATTTAACTGTTGATATATATAATCTTCAAACGAAGTTTTTGTAGAAAATCCGACAGGATTTTCATTTTTCCTTTTGAAAGATACAACATAAAGGCTACCATCTTCCTTATCAAAGTATACCTCGGCTTCAGTAATACTTGGTCTTACTTTCATAAGGTCTAAAATCTGTTCCTTTGTTCCCCATTTAAACTTAACTTGCATCGCCGATCCTCCCACGCGAAACGAGCTCGCTAAGGAAGGATTATAAAAGCCTGAGGACCGAAGGTCCGAAGGATTTTTAATCCTTCCCCACTATTGAGCCACTCTCTATTATTATTTAATAGGATACTATTTTTTTAACAAAAATGCCGATTTTGCCGAAAATTTTTAACAACTATTGCCGAAAATTTTTAACACATTGCTTAGATGTACAAAATTTTAACACTTTTATATAGGTGTCTAAATTTTTAACAAATCTCATTCGTAAGCCATTCTAATTCATAGATTGTCTTGATATTCTTAAATGAAGTATCGTCCTGTTCCTTTGTAGTCATATGGTATTTAATCAGTCCCAATTTCTCCAATACATAAAGAATATTCGTAATAGTATCATCGTTACTTCTTGTTGTAGAACAAATTCCAATATTCTCTTTCACTTGAGCCAATGTGAACTGGAATGCTTTACAACCAGTTGCATAGTATCTATTAAATAGATACACATATGTATTAATACTGTGCTCACTTAATGTATCAGTAATCAGTTTCAAAGTCTTATATGGCACGAGTGAAGCGATATCATTCGCCAAAGGTAGAATTAAAAACGAATTCTCGTCTTTCTTCGTGACGAGCCCTAAATCTACGAGATTGTTAAACTTCTTAGAAACTGTCTGACGGCTCATATTAAACATGGCAGATAACTTTGAGAAGTTAATCTCTTTCTTCCCAACAGTTCTCTCACCAGTCTTTTCGTCATAAGAAGAAATGCACTGAAGGTGAGCATAGAGAATGTCATAATATCTCTTATCAGCACAAATCTGTTTTACCTTCGGGACCTGACGAGAGTCCCTTTTCATTTCAAGCATGCAACTATTCCTCCTTTGCCATACATAATATATGAACAAAGTTGTTAATGGGTTAACAGAATCTACCCATTTATATAGATGTACAAAATTTTAACAAAATATCAAGGTGTCTAAAAATTTAACACATTTTTTTAACAATTATAGAGATGTACAAAATTTTAACAACTCAATAAGATGTACAAAATTTTAACAAAAATCTCCGCAGTTGATTTTTACAAAATAATATGTTATAATATATATATAAAGTAAAAGGATGGTAGATAATATGTCAGTAGATTATTCAGCAGGTGTTGTTTACGGTTGGAAACTGAAGCAGGGACGATATGATGAACTCCCCGACGAAATCAAAGATGAATACGGCATTCAGACCGACTGTTATGGTTACGGCGGAGATTACTTTGTCGGTGTAAAGCAGTATGGTTGTGATTGCGGCGAGTCTGACGAGATGAATACCGATGAAATCGCATTGCCTTTCGAAGACTTTGCAAAAATCCTCGCTGCAATACCCGACATCATAGCAAAATATCCTAATCCGTCACTGTATGTATATTGCAGAGTTTCCTAACGGTGCCGTCAATTTTCGTTCCGTCACGAAAAATTGACAAACTTTAAAAATGCCGAAAAATTTTAACAGAAATAAAAGGAGAGTACAAGTCTATGAATACTCAAAAATTTTGTAGAACTTGCGCCCTGGCCGACCCTGAGAATCTTGTATGTCAGCTTCTCCGAATGAGAATCGACCTTGATAAAGACTTTTGCTCAAGACACACAACTGAGGACCAGCTTGGGACTTGCGCGTACTGCGGCCAAATGTATCTTGGACCCGCAATTTTGGAGCAAACGGAAGACGGTTCGTTCATTGAACTGTGTCCTTCCTGTAACGAAAAGTTTGGAACCTGCGTGATGTGCACCGGTTTCACCAAGTGTAAACTGACAGATGAGTCTTATAAACCACAGATTCCGATTACGGTCATCAAGACTATCCAGCAGGGTAACATGAGAGCCCGCACGCAGATTGTTAACCCGGAGCGCATTGATGCAATCTGCAAGGCAGAGTGCAAATGCTGGGATGGCGAAGGTTGCGCGAGACGCGATTTCGGTACTTGCGCCAAGTATAACCAAAAGAAACCAAAGTAAAATTGTCACGATTTTCAGTCCTTTCTGAAGTTTCCTACATATATTATACCAAAATTTCGACAAAAAGTCAAGGAGGAGCGCACGATGTTCGGATTTATAAAAAAGGCGGCACAAGGCGCGATCGACACAGAACGTGCGCTCGCTGCATGCACTATGAACCAACAGGAGATTTATGAGAAACAAGTTGATAAACTTATCGAGGATGAAGGGGACGAATGGATTTGGGTTCCCGGATGGAAAGCCACCGACTATTATATGCGTGGATACGGAGAATTTCAGTTCGAGATTGGACAGACCTACGAGCTTGCCGATGGTGAAGAACCAGATGTCTGCTCTAAAGGATTTCATTTCTGCCCTAAACCCCAGTACGTGCGACAGTTTTATCATTATGGACGCCTTTTCCGAGTTGAAGTTTTGATTCGTAAAAGCGAATGGATAAAAGCTGAAGAGTGGGTGCGCGAACACCCCTATGGACCGGAATGGGGCTACAGTCTGTACCATATGGGCCCGACCTATATGAAGATGGCTGCAAAAGCGGTAAAGTTCATCGAGGAAGTTCCTGTCGCAGAGGCTCGTGAGTATTTCTACGATGTGGACTATGTCACTACTGATGAAGAGTATTTGGATTTCATCAAGTGGATGGCCGACAAAAAAGAAATGAATGAGTGGTACTTCCAGCGCTACAAAGTGCTGATGGAACAAGCCGGAATCTCTGAAGTACTTGCAAGAGTAATCTGGGATGACTTCAAATATAAACACAAGGGAAAAGTTGTTGCCGATTATGCTCTTGGTCTGCGAAGCAGTGGCGTAGGCACTGATATGATGGTTTACCTTATGACGAAGAAGGCGAGCGAGCTCGTGGCTTCAGAGTCTAAGTGATGATATAGGAAGCTCTCTTGGTGAATTCAAGAGAGCTTCTTTGATTTTTTTATAAAAATATGTTATAATATATATGTAAGATAAAGAAAGAGATAAAAGCGAGGTTGATAATATGATGATTATTTTAGCTCATTGTGGAAATGGTTACTGCGGCTGTGACTCTGAGGAGGTTTTCTTCTTCGAAGATGGAACCGCCGAAGCGATTATCAACGAAACTGTTTGCGACTGGGCTCGCGATAACGCAGAATCCTATGCATATGTTCACTTCGGTTGGGGTGAAGAGTACTCTGATGAGGACTATGAAGACTATCTGGAGAACTATGTTGATTTCGACTGGTACGATGCAACCTATGAAGAGTATGTTGAATGGTGTGAGAACTGGGGTTATGAGCCTAAGGAGGTTGAATAATGGGTTATTTCGAGTATGAAGTTCGTGTTTACGAAGAGTCTATGGTTGTTGAGAACCAGCTCGATAAAATGATTTATTGCGGCGTTATCTGCGCCGACAGCTATCCCGATGCCATCACCAAGGTCATTGACTACTACGGTAAGGACGCAGTAATTGATGTTCGTCTGAGTGAGTGGGATTGCAGTGGCTGTATCATTCAGATTTCTAAGTCTGTTCTCGATGAACTGCGAGAGGACGAGGGAGACGGAATTAAGATTTAAGAAAGGAGGGTCTGAATATGGCTCTGAGTGGTGTTTATGAAATTTTTAACGAGAGATGGTGTAAGCAGACCGTGTGGCTGTATTCTGACCCTCACTTCGGTGATGAAGACCTGCGCGCAGGCATGCCTAACCGTCCTTCTGACGAGGAAATGGTAAAGATGATTAACGCTTGCGTTGGTCGTAAGGATACCATCATCTTCCTCGGTGACATTGGCGACATTGAATATGCTCGTCAGATTCGTGGCTACAAGGTTCTCATTTGCGGCAACCACGATGTAGGTCATACTGTTTACAACGAAGTATTCGATGAGGTTTACTCTGGTCCTCTGATGATTGGTGAGAAGCTGTTGCTCTCTCACGAGCCTGTGGAAATTCCTTGGGCGTTCAACATTCACGGTCACGACCACAAGGGTACCAAGAGAGAGGGTCATCTCAATGTCTGTGCCGATGTTATCGGTTACAAGCCTGTTCATATGAACAACCTGCTTGCAAAGACTGGTATTCTCAGCAAGACTGAGTCTATCCACCGCCAGACTATCGACCAAGCAACCAAGAGAAAGAAAAAGCGTGGAGGTAAGAAAATTGGACAGAAATAAGGTAATTGAGCTTGCCTTCCGCAAGGCTTGCAAGTTCATGCGCGACCACCCCGCATATGATACCTGCGAACACATTGAGTTGGTTCAGCTGGTATATGACGGCAATAGTGACCCCGAGGGTCGCAGATACGCAGGTTATTTCCTGCAACAGGCTATCGACGAACTGAAGGAGAAGGAAAATGATGAAGTACGAGATTCTGCCGATAATTGATATTTATGACCTGCAGGACGCGATGGTTTCTCATTATGGAAATGATTTCCGTGTCTGCGATTTGCGCCAGATTATGTTTGGCGACCAGTATATGAACGATGTGTATAAGCGTTACAGTTGGGAAGATGGTCCCGTTGAATACACCGGCGCTTCTTGGCAGAACGAAGAGCACATTCGTCTGGAAAACTGCATCATCAGCTTTCTGGCTGATACTTTCCCCAGATATAAGGAGGTAATTGTCAATGTCGCATGGTAAAGTTGTCGGAGGAATTCCGATTGAAAAATGGAAATTGGCTTTCGCCGACGCGGTGAATACTGCGATTGATAAGGATTACTTTTCTGATACTCTGTTCTTCGAGCTGTATCCTGAACACGGTGATGAAGATGAGGATTATGATAAGATGTGGGCCAGCGTAGATGAAGCATTCAAGGAGGTATTCGGATATGACCGACACGACTGCGGCATCCTCGGTTAAGCGATACTGGAGGATAACTGCCTATACGCCGTTCTGCGGTGAGGATAAAATCGCATATTACAGTGGCACAAGTGAAGCTAATATGCACAAGTTCGCTCAGGAGCTGACAGAAGATAATGCAGCTGAATGGTGGGATACTTCTTGCGGCATGGATGAAGAGGAATACCTTGAAGAGTGCGGCTATGGCTTCGAGGAGATTTCGTACGAGACCTTCCGAGAGGAATGCGGCTACTAATATATGAAGCCCTGTGGAGACACAAGGGCTTCTTTGATTTTTATAAAAAAATATGTTATAATATATATATAAAGTAAGAAAAGAAATTAAGAAAAGAGAGGTCGATACTATGGCAGTAGCAAAGAGCTATCAGGGTCTGAAACAGCTGGGTCAGCCTTATGCGGTAAACGGAAAAATGTATGTAAAAGTGGAAACTGTCAAGGGCGGCACCCGCCAGGTTCGTTGGTATAGCGATGCTGAATATGCCAAGATGTATGGTGAAGCTCCTACTGAGCGTGCTAAGCCTAAGACTGAAAAGGAAGCTCTCGGCTTTGCCAATGGCTTCATTCATATCTTCAAGGGCGATACTTATGCGGCTCTGGAATGGTTCCGTGCCTCTGTTTGCAAATACAATAAGATTTTCGGTTGGTATTGCCCTTCTACTGAAGAGCTGCCTAAGGATATTCCTATTGGCATTGACCCTATCGAAATTCGTTGGTCTGATGTCTGCGCCGAGGATCAGATTTGCCTGAAAAATGAAACTGCGGTTAAGGAATGGTGTGCTCAGTTCCTGTATGAGCCTTCTGATTCCGAGTTCATTGGCAATATCGGCGACCGAATCGAAGTGGTTGTTACGGTTGAGAAAGCAATCGAAATGAATGGCTACTATGGTCGTTCCACGATGCATGTGATGCATGACTACGAGGGTAATGTCATCATGTGGACCACTTCTGCTAAGCAGCTCGTAGAGGGTAACGAGTATACTCTGCGAGGTACGATTAAAGACCACAAGGTCTATAAAAACGAAAAGCAGACCGTGCTTACTCGTTGCATGGTCCTCAACTAAGAAAAGGAGATAGGGAATATGAAGAAAATTTTTGCGATTGTTTTGGTGCTGGTGATGGTTCTGGGTTTGACGGCCTGCGGTAATGAGAACTGGGGTTTCGGTAACTACAACTTCACCCACGTCCATGTGAGCGACGGCGTTGATGGCTATTGTGCCACTATCAAGAGCTGGCACGATAATGAGCGAGGCATCGAGCTGCATACCGAAGAGTTTGGCAATGTTTATCTGAGCGAGGGCACATATGCACTGTTTGAGTATGGTAAGAATTGCCCGTTTTGCAACCAGGAGTAACATATGAGAGCGTTTTTCAGTTGCCTAATCATAGGCATATACATTGTTTGCCTCGTTGTAGGCATATTTTATGATAGATAATATAAGGAAGCCTGCTGGTCACCAGTAGGCTTCTTTGATTTTTTATAAAAAATATGTTATAATATATATGTAAGATAAAGAAAGAAAGAAAAAAGAAAGAGGTCGATACTATGTCTAAATATAGAATTCTTGGTCTGGACGACGATAATCATTCTCCTATGTTTGTGTGCGAAGGTGGTCACGGTCACTACAATACTTTCAAGGAGCTGGTTGAGTTCCTGTCCCGTCCTCATCAGTTTGAAGTTGAAGTTAAGATGTTCGCTATCGTAGACGAATGGTCTACTGAACTCGAAAAGTATGAGGAAGAAGAAATCAATGCTATGTTCGACGCTCTTGCTGGCACTTGCAGATATAGCGAAGATATGGTTCCTGAAGATGTCTTCAATCTGTTCTGGGAATCTGCAAATCGTAACTGGTGGTAAGGAGGTTCATATGACAAGAACTAAGGCGTTAGAGGCTTCCCGTGCACTGGATGCGATTGATGGCTTCCAGGCGTTTATGGACGAAGTTGATAAGGCGGTTAAGGATGCTGAAGACTTCGCACTTTTTAATCCAGAATTCAAAAACGCTCTGAATGAGCTGATGGAAAATGAACTCGCAAGACTGAACAAGGTACTTGCAGATTTATAAGAAAGAGGTTGGTATTTTTATGGTAGATATTAAGTCTATGTCCCTTGAGGAACTGTCCATTCTGGCTGAGGATATCAGCCATGAACTGAAAAAGCGTAAGGATATCCGTTTTCGTGAGCTGGCGTCTGGTGTGCTGGATGCAGTCAAGGCTCTGAAAACTGAGTTCCCTTATGTGAGTTACGATGTTGAAGTTGAAGATGAAGACGGCGGCTACCATGATGTAGATGTGCTGGCTTATCTGGTCGACGGTAGCGTTTCTAAGTTTAGTAAGTAAGGAGGCGTGTCATGTTTGATGGAAAATTTGGCGTTGACCCGCCTTGGTATAGAGAAAGCCCAATAGAAAGAGAAGCATTCAACCTTTATGCGATGGAGTGTGAGGGAATGCTTCCTACTCGACAGGGTAAAATCAATCAAGTTATCAATCTGATGGTTGCGGCCGGGCCTATGTGTAACGACTTCGCCACTCAGTGTGATATATACGATGAGGTCGGCATCGATAGTGATACTTTTACCGACCAAGAGGTACAATATATAGAAAGCGAGGTTGCAAAGCGACTTGTATACGGCTATTGATTCTCGAGAGCTGGATTTCGCTTTGACAGACTTTGCGGACCTGGTCAAGGATAAAACCTACAAGAAATTCCCATATGACCGCTGGAAGGAATTCGTCAGCAAGTTTAAGGGCAAGTGCATTGAGATTGAGGGTGACGATTATGAAATCGAAATTCATTCCAATGACAGAAAGAGTATGACTCTTGACCCTTGCGACCAGTCATTGGGTACATTCCTTTGGTCCGAGTTCTGCGAAGACTACTCAGAGTATGGAATGAGCGCCGAATTTGACAAAGAACACGCATTTGGTCAAGACTTAGTTAAGGTCAAGTGCAATATCGCTTCAAGCGAAGTAAACAAAAATATGAGCAGAATTATGCCTGATGCGATTGGGATGCGTATTAAGGCTCCTGATGGGGATTGGATAGAAGTCCGTCCCGAAGATGTTTCTGTGCAATGCACTTCAAGCAACTGCTATCCCGTAAAAAACTATAAGATTGATTTAGACCATGCAAATCTCGATATGAGCTGTAGTCTAAAGAAACCTATTGACGAAATTCTGAAAAATGAAAAGGAGAAAACTGATATGAAGGGTTTCAATTTTGATTTCGGTCCTTGCAGCAATGATAATATCCGAATGAGCATCTACGGCCTGGCTGTTCAGAACAACGCCGGTATCTGGGTGTCCTATAACAACGGTCAGATTGTCGATGTTGATGTGTTCAACTTCGATGGTCGCCAGTATATGTTCAAGATGCCTGTTGCTATCAAGGACATTAAGGTTGGCGATATCGTCATCCACAACCGTGTGCCTATGTTCGTAACTTCCACTGAGGGTGGTTCCATCTCTGCTGTGGATGTGCGCGCTGGCGAGGCTAAGACTATCATTCCTACTACCAATATGTTCGGTTTCAACTTCGTTACCAAGATTGTGTCTATGTTCGACGCCTTCACTGGCGCTCCTACTGCCGACCAGCCTTTCGGTAATATGCTGCCTTTCATTATGATGGGCGAGGGTAAGGATATCGACCCTATGATGATGTTCTTCCTGATGAATCAGGGCAACGGTAACTTCGATATGAACAATCCTATGATGCTCTACTTCATGATGGGTAAGGATGGCAAGTCTAACGACTGGATGCTGCCTATGATGATGATGAATATGCAGACTGGTAAGCACGAGTGCCACTGCGGCCATCACGACTAATAAATTCCATAAGGCTCTCTGACTCGCTTCAGAGAGCCTTTTTGATTTTTTATAAAAAATATGTTATAATATTTATAGAAAGTGATAAAGAAATCAAAATGAGTGCGAGCGGTACTCAAGGCGTTAAAAGGTAAGCCTACTGGGCACCAAAGAGCTTATTTGATTTTTTTATAAAAATATGTTATAATATATATGTAAGATAAAGAAAGAACAATAAAGCGAGGTAGATACTATGTTATTTAAGGAAGTTTTGGCTGCGGCCGATAAGGAACTGATTGAAGCGTGGATTTCTGACTACGCACTCGACGAAGTAAACTGTGGCGGCTCCAAAGCCTCCCTTGAGTACATTCTTCGTTATTGGAACTCCAATAAGGCTCGTCTGTTCAAGCTGATGGGCGAAAATCTCATTCTCTCCAAGGACATCACCGTTGTCAAGGAAGCCGGCGATATGGAGCGTGAGATTGGCGAACTGCTCAGCTTCCGTGAGGACGGTCCTTCCATGCGTCCTTTCTATATGAATCTGAGCAACTGCGTTGACCGCAACTGGCGTGAAATGGGCGTCAATCGTTGGTGCATCATGGACCTGTTCAGCTCTTACTACCTCGCTCGCAACAGTTATGAGGGCGACAGCTTCACTGTCAATGTGCCTAATGATGGCAAGCCTATTCAGGTTCAGCGTGGTTGCAAGCCAGTTAAGATTCTCGGCAAGATTGCACAGGCGTGGAATGTGGACGGCTTTGAAGAGTTCCGTCTGTGCCACTCTCGTGTATTGAACCAGAAGATGCTGAAAGGCGAACTCTGCATCTCTATCCATCCTATGGACTATATGACCATGAGCGACAACGATTGCGACTGGGACTCTTGTATGTCTTGGCGTAATACGGGTTGCTATCGCCGTGGTACTGTTGAGATGATGAACTCCGAGTGTGTCGTGGTTGCTTATCTCCGTGCTAAGGAAGATATGCGTTTCTACGACAAGTACTGGAACAACAAGAAGTGGCGTCAGCTCTTCATCGTTCAGCCCGAGTGCGTTGTTGGTGTTAAGGGTTACCCTTACTGCCACGACGGTCTGGCTAACGAGGTTATCAACTGGCTCTGCGCTCTGGCTCAGAAGAACCTCGGTTGGGAATACAAGGAGCAGGTTTACACTATGGAACACGAAAACTGGTTCCAGGTGGATGGCGAGAATTGGAAGTTCCAGTTCTGGTGCGACACTATGTACAATGACTTCGGCTCTTGCTCTCACCAGATTCGTGTGACTGCTAATCCGGAGAGTGTATATGAGCACAAGTACCAGTTCAACTACTCCGGTCCGGAAGTATGTATGTACTGCGGCCGTTCCGATGTGGACTTCGATGGTGAAGAGCCTCTGACTTGCAACAGCTGCTCTGACTATGTCTACTGCTGCTGCTGTGACAACCGCATCAACCCTGACGATGCAGTCGAAGTTGATGGTAGCTGCTACTGTGACTACTGTTATGACGAGCACGTCGCAGAGTGCCCTGTGTCCGGCAGGGAACATCACGATTCCAACTTCGTGACTCTGAATGTAATTCCGGACGACTTCCCCGAAGAGAAGCTGAATGACCGTGAGTGTCCTTACTCCGTTCGAGTTTGTCTGGATGATATCTATGACGACTTTAATGTGAGTGATGAACAGTTCAGCAAGTTCTTCACCATTGACCCTAAAAATCGTGAGTTCCATCGTTATGGTAGCTTCTGGCGTGAGCTGTACTATGTACGACTTGGGGAGCTGACCGAGAGAGGTCGAGAATTGTTCGACCTCTGTGATGAGGCTGATATGGAATGGTTCCTAAAGCATCATAAGAACTAATTGATTTTTTCAAAAAAAAATGTTATAATATATATGTAAGGTAAAGAAAAAACCTTAACTCAAAATCAAAAAAAATTATAGAAAGAGGTACAAAGACTATGACTAACGCTAAGATTACTAAGAAAGACAAGTTCGCAATGATTCTCGACATTCTCGCCACTTCCGACCATGCAGATGCTGATATGCTCACTGAGTTCGTGGGCAACGAGATTGCTCTGCTCGAGAAGAAGGCTGCTAAGGCTAAGGAAGCCGCTGCTAACAAGAAGGCTGAGGCTGACGAGCTCACTATCGCAGTTGAGAATGTTCTCACTGATGAGTATCAGACTATCGCCGAGGTTACTGCCTGCATCGAGGGCGAAGATGTGACTACTGCTAAGGTTGCATATCGCTTGAACGCACTCGTTAAGGCTGGTGTGGCTGAAAAGGCTGAGAAGACTATCCCTGGCGGCGAGGGCGTTAAGGCTCGTAAGGTTCAGTCTTACAGAATCGCACAGGTTGCTGACGCTGAGTAAGATTGGCGATTTGAGGGGACAGGGAAACCTGTTCCCTCTTTTTTAATTGAATAAGGAGGTTATTATGTCTGGTAAAAAGATGTTTGCATTTTGGCTTGGGTGCATATGCATGTTCTTTACGACATTGTTCCCAAGTTTGGACATTGCGTTCGCTGGGTTAAGTGGCGATGCAATTACAATGATTGGCATATTCATTGGTGCTATCATTATGTGGCTTTTTGTGGATGTAGGCTGGCCGAGCTTACTGGTGCTATTTTCATTGACGCAGTTGACTGATGTGACCATATCGATAGTAATGGCGAATTCATTGGGTAATAATACTATTGCCTTCCTCATTTTCAGTTGCGCGCTGACATATGCGCTCTCCACGACTGGACTTTTGAGACGAATCGCATTATGGTTTGTTAATACACCAATAGCAAAGAAATCCCAATGGGCATTTGCGGCAATGTATTTCGTATCCATTTTGGTAATCGGAAGCTTCATTTCCCCGACCGTTTTATTCGTTTTATTCTTTGCTTTGGCGAAGGAAATTTACGACATTAATGGATTCCAAAAGGGCAACGCATATGCAAAGATGTTAATGATTGGTACGGCTATTATGACTTCAATATCTTGCGCGATGACTCCTATTGCTCACACCTTCCCGCTCATGGCGATTGGCTTTTATGAATCTGCGACTGAGGAAGTTATTAACTGGATTGATTATATGCTGATTGGTATTCCAGCTGGATTGTGTGCGGCGGGGGCAACCTTTGGCGCTTTATGGTTAGGTTTTAGGAAACAAGTGGCTCATGTTCAAGTCGCTGCTTCTGAAAATACGACTAAGATTACTCGAAAAGAGATTGTTGCTTTAATTGTTTTCTTGGTTGTTGTGGCAATGTGGATGGTCTCTGGTTTATTCCCAGATTGGCTTCCAATATTAAAAACTTGGACCACAACTGTTCCTCCTATGCTGGGCGTCATTGTTCTTTGTTTGTTTGGCATTTTGAAATTCAATGATGCAATGAAGAATGGCGTGCCTTGGACAGCAATTATTTTGTGTGCATCAACTCTTGCAGTTGGTAAATGGTTAACTTCTGCGGACCTCGGCATTACCGCGGCGATTGGCGAGGGTCTTGGAGCAATTATTGGTCAACCTTCAATGTTAGGTTTGATTTTTGCAATAGTATGCTTCACTGTAGTAATGACTAATTTAATGTCAAATATTGTTACGACTACCGTTTCATATAATTTACTGACACCAATAGTAATTGCAACTGGAGTTATTTCGCCTGTTTTGTCTACTATCTTGATTGGTATGTGCGCATCAATGGCTTATGCAACTCCACCAGCTATCGCTCATGTAGCACTTGCGGCAGGGTCTGAATATTGTGATTCCAAAGATATGTTGATATATGGTGGTATTGCAACGGTTATTTCGATTGTATTCGTTGTAGGTTTTGGATTCATATTTGGAGGTATTATATGATGAAACCAGAAGATGAAGCTATGTTGGACACTTTACGAATGACAATTCAGTTAATTGATACTGATATTTTGCATTTATTGGAGGAGCGCATCGACGCTGTAAAGCAAGTTGGTGCAATTAAAGAATTATATAATGCTCCTATTTATGTCCCAGAAGTAGAGAAAAGAAAAATTGAAGCTTTGGCTGCGGCCTGTAAGTATCCCGGTCTGGTCGAAACAATTTGGCCGGTAATTATGTGTTACGCTCGTAGCGTTGAATAATATAGAAACCCATCTCAAATTTTGAGATGGGTTTTTTGTTTCACAAAGCTGCTCCGGGCGCTGAGGGGCGTGCAAATCGTAAGGCGAGAATAAAATTGCCATTGGGTAATTTTTATTGACTTTCTTACAAAAAAATGGTACAATATAAGTAAAAGGAGGAGTTTAAGATGAAATATTGCTTAAATTGCAGACAAGAAAAAGCATATCTCCAAAAGGCAGATGAAATTAAAGTTGAATTTAGAGATAGAAAGATTATTCCGGATTTAATTGATAATTATCCAGACGCAACAATTATTTTAATGTGTTACTCTGGAGAAGAGATTAACTGGAATGATTGCGTTCGTTGGAATGTTTTAGCTAAAGGTAATTTTATTATGTGTTTATCTTCTTTTGAAGATGCTAAAGTATGTAAAGAAAAAGAATTAAAGTTTTATATTGGTTATCCAATTAAAACTTTTTATGAATTGAACGCTTTAAGAGATTTGGGCGTTTGTTATGTGCGCCTGGCCGAACCTTTATTCTTCCAAATGGATGAAGTTAAGTTGTTTAATATTCCTGTTAGAGCAATTCCAAACATTGCATTTACAGATACCTTTCCTCATCCCGATGGGGTTTGCGGCACATGGATTCGTCCGGAAGATGTAGATACATATGCTCCATATGTTGAAACAATTGAGTTTGAGGATTGTGATAATCGCAAAGAACAAGCTCTATATAGATTATACGCAGAACAAAAGAGCTGGCCCGGAGATTTATCAATGGTTATTACAAACTTAGAATATCCAGCTGTGAATCGTATGATTCTTCCAGATATGGCAAGAAGTCGTTTAAATTGCGGCCAGAAGTGTCAAATGAATAGGCATTGTAAGATATGTTATCGTGCTTTTGATTTGGCTGACCCGGAAAAAATTAGAGACTATATGGAAGCTACCGACCAATCTTGATTTTTTATTAAATTTTTGATATAATATATATATAAGAATATGAAGAGAGGTAGGTTGTTGTGAATGAGAATTTTACGAGAAAATGAATTGAAGACTTTTGAACAAATCGTATCTTTAAAGCAACCGGCTTTGAAAAAGGTAATGTCCAATTTCCTCAGAAAGAAGTATAGCAAGGTTATTGAAACCAAGGATTATATTGTTGCGGTTGGTGAGATTCCGATTGCTTTGACGGCGCATATGGATACTGTCTTTGACAAGCCAGTTTCTGAAATGTTTTATGATACTCGCAAGAATGTAATTTGGAGTCCTGAAGGATTGGGTGCAGATGATAGAGCTGGTGTGTATGCAATTATTCAGATTCTGCGTGCAGGTTACCGTCCTCATGTAATCCTTACCACCGATGAAGAAAAAGGTTGTTTGGGTGCTGGAGAACTTGCAAAATTAAGCTGTCCTTTTGAGGATTTGAAGTATGTTATTGAACTGGATAGACGTGGTACAAATGACTGTGTATTCTATGATTGTGAGAACCCTCAGTTTGTTGATTATGTTGAGCAGTTCGGCTTTACTGAGGCCTATGGTAGCTTTTCTGACATCTGTGAGTTTTGTCCTGAATGGGGAGTTGCTGGTGTAAATCTGTCTATTGGATACCGTGATGAACACAGTCATCAAGAACTTTTGTTTGTAAGCCCTATGTTCGCAACAATCGAAAAAGTTAAAAAGATGTTGGACGAGGAAGAAATTCCTTTCTTCAAGTATATTCCCAGTCCCTACGCTTGGAATTGGAAAAACTGGAAGAAAGATGGGTGGGAAGAAAACTACTACTCTAAAGCGTATGGGTACGGTTGTTACTCCTATCCATATGATGATGAAGTCGTTTGTACGAAGTGTCATAAGACCTTCCTCGAAGAAGAAGTATTTCCAGTTAAACTCTTAGATGGTAAGACAGGCTGGTATTGTCCTGACTGTTTAGTTGATAATGTATCTTGGTGTAAATATTGTCAAGAGCCATTTGAGGTTGAACCTGGTACTGATATTAGTCTTGTGGATGTTTGCCCCGACTGCGCAAAGAATCCAAAGCCTAAGTCCGATAAAAAGAAAAAAGGCAAGGGGAATAAATAAACATGGTTAATATTAAAGAAATCCAAGAGCAATTTAATAAAGTTATTTCACATTCTCAGGGCATTAATGAACCCCAAACTGACGAGCTTTTTAGCAGATGGCTTGAGGCTAAGAGAGACATTATTGAAGCGATGGATGGGCGTCTTATTTATACCATTCCACAAAAAGTCAGTTTTGAACTGAGCTATAAAGAGAAAATGAATCGAGTTAATGAGTTTATCGAGTCTGTTTCTATGACTTGGAGAAACAATGATTTGGCTTGTTTCATTGATGAAAATAAAGACGGTTTTTTCAGTAATGTTGTCGTTGAGAGTTTTACTGCGCCAAGGGGTGAAAAGATTCCGAAGGGCATGAAGCTCGTTAAGGCTTTTAAGTTCTTTGAAGATGACAAGATTACTTTGGAAGAAATTCAGAATCGTGCAAGTATGATTATCCAAGAGGATAAGGTAGAAGGCTGGTTGTGTTTTTCAGTTCATCCTTTGGACTTTTTAAGTACGAGTGAAAACACATACAACTGGCGCTCTTGTCATGCGCTTGATGGCGAATATCGTTGCGGCAATTTATCTTATATGATGGATAAGTCTACTGTTATTTGTTACTTAAAGAGTGACAAAGACGATAACCATTTGCCGAATTTCCCAAGTGATGTTCCTTGGAACTCTAAGAAATGGAGAATGTTATTGTTCCTTAGCGATGCTTGGAATGCAATGTTTGCGGGCAGGCAATATCCATTCTTTAGTGAAACTGCTTTAGAATCAGTATTGTATCACTCTATGAATGTGTTTAAGTTCCACGGACAGTGGAGTAAGTGGCATAATGATGAATTGCGCAACTTCAATTTTGCTGGAGATGAGGAACATGAAGATGAGATGTACTTCAGGAGTCCATATCTTCCAATTCGAGGGAGATTGTATCCTAAAGAAGAGCTGATTGAAGACTGTGAAAATCCGATGCACTTCAATGATTTGTTGAGAAGTTCTTGTTATATTCCATATTACTGTTGGAATAAATCATATTTCAGTGGTCATAAAGAGATTCACTTTTTGATTGGTGGCGAAATTCCTTGTTTGCGCTGCGGCGAATATCCGGTCGCTCAGACAGATGATATGCTTTGTCGAGATTGCGAACTCGAGTATGGGAGTTCTGAAGATGAAGCCTACATCACCTGCTCTTGTTGTGGACGAAGAATTTTATATGATGATTCTTGGTACGTCGAATCTTCAGGAGAAAATGTTTGTGAAGAATGTGCCAATAGAGAATGTAGAACCTGTGATAATTGCGGAGAACTTTATTGGAATAGCGATATAGTGTATGACAAGAAAAATCATGACTATCGTTGTGAGCATTGTCACTCTGATAATGACGATAGACAAGAAAGGATGCAAGAGTTTTTTAGCTCATTGCTACCGTTCTAAATATGGGTATGAAATATATAATTGACGGCTTCAATTATCCTTATAGAGGAATTGAAGCGCAACGTCAAACTTCATATTGGTTGATTGCGGCGTTCTGGTTTGCCGTTTACTCAGTCAAGTTTGATGGTGTTAATATAATCAAGAGAAAGTAAAAGGAGAAAGAGCATATGGCAAAGGGTGCAGAAGCAAAGGCTAATGTAGTCAAGAAAATCCAAGCTGCTTTTGGAGCAGATTTTGTTGGTGAATATGATAAGAAAGTGTATGTGTGGGCACAAGAGAACGGCGAGAAAATTCAGATTGCTATTTCTATGACCTGTCCTAAAAATCCAGTAGGTGCAGTTAATCCTGCAGCTTTAGATTTCGGTGGCGACCTTGATTTTGAAAATATGGGTGCGCCGGTTGTTGCACAGACCTCTTTCGAGCCAGCTGAAATTTCCGATGAAGAAAAGCAGACTGTTGCAGATTTAATGGCGAGACTTGGTCTATAATTGAAATTTGGACGAAAGATAAGAGGTGTGTGAAGGGATTCACATACCTCTTTAATAGTTTTGGTTAGAAGTTAACAATTTATCTATAATGAATTTTATAGTATACAGGAGACAATTCAGCTTTGTCTTGACTTAACATAAAATTTATGTTATAATATAATTAAAAAGGAAGGAGTTTTATGATGTCAGAGAATCTATTATCGAATAAATATAAAGACCGTAGTCCGATGGATACAGTCAATTTAATTAAATCATTTTTCGAGAATAGTGGATTTAAAATCGGACATACAATGTTCCAGACTGAAATTGGGACTTGGACTTGCCATGTAACTATTTCTTCCAATAACTTAGAGGTTCTTGGTAGTAATGGCAAGGGTATGACTCAAGAATTCGCTTTGGCCAGCGGCTACAGTGAAATGTTCGAGCGTTTTTCCAATAAAGTAGGATATATTAACAATCCTTACTTCCAAAGAAAAATTAGAGCCTTGAGAGAAGACTATGTATATTGTCCAGAAGAAAAGAAGATTGATGCTTATGATATGGTTATTGAGAATCATATTTTAGACCAATATTATAGAACATTCTTGAAATCTGATGAAAATATGAAGAAGTTCTTTGAAATCAATTATCCTGATGGCGCAATCGGCGTTCCTTTTACAAGCGTTTCTGACCCCACAAAGGTTAAGTATTTAGACCCAAGTATTATGCAGCGTGCTACTGGTAGTAATGGTATGGCGGCTGGTAATACAGAAGAAGAAGCTTTGAATCAAGGTTTGTCCGAGCTTTTTGAGCGCAAGGGAACTGTATTATTTTATAGTCAGCCACAAGAGCATTATCGTGCGGTTGACCTTGAAACAATTACAAGAGAAGATTTTAGAGAAGCAGTAAGTAATATCGTTAATCGAGAGTTTGATTTTATTGTTATGGATTTATCCCATAATTTTGGCATGCCAGTATTAGCTGGTTTGTTAATTGATAAAATTGGTTGTAATTGCCGTGTAAACTTCAGTGCCTTTCCAGTTTTTGATATCGCATTTGAAAGAATTTTAACTGAGTTATATCAAGGTATTGATAATATGAGAATGTATTGCTCTGGTTTTGAAGTTCCTGCAAAAACAAATAAAGCATCTTTTGTTTTGAATTTCTATGGAAACAATTATTCTCAAGCTAATTATATTCATGATGAATTTATTACTGAAAAAGTAGAGTATGTTCCTTATGATGTTTTGGCATATGAAAGTAAAGTGTTCGTAAATCCTGATAGTACAAATGTGAATTTATTGGATTACTATAAAAAGCTCTCCAAAGATTTGGGTTATGAATTCTTTTATTATAATTGCAGTCCTATCCCAAATGAGATGGCAGCTGTTTATATTTTAGGACCAGATTTTTGTTCTATTGAACAAATTCGTGAAAAGAATGCTCGTTTCATTAGTCCTATTATTGTTCAAGCATTGCTTATAATGTTTGAAAGAATGCAAAATTTAACCTCTTTAATTTGTGACTTAACTGACCATATTGGTGACCAAGAGTATTATGATAAGCTTTATAATGAGTATAACTTATTTAGAAACTTATCTGCTAATACAAATGATTATGAACATTTTGGCGATTTATTATTGTCAACTTATGATAGCTGTCTGTTTAATGGAGAAGGTATTTCACCAATGTTCTCTGTTGAGCAAATGTTAAATAATGGAAATAATGGTCAAATTCCAACTGTTAATCCAAAGAGTTATCTTTATGGCATCCAGAAATTATATGCTTCTATTATGGTATATAAGTGTAATGGATACAGCAATAAAGAGATTAAAGATATTTTCAAAACTTTGTTTGGTACAGAATTAACTTATCCTCAAATTGAAGATGTACCTAATATGGACATTGCATTGATGGATTGTTATTTCTATCCAACTTCTGCCTTTTACAATAGTGATATTTACGATAATATTGTAAAAGCATATTTTAGCGTAAAGGAGGAGTAACAGTATGCCTACAGTAAGTCGCGGCGATAGACTATTATACAGCGCGCAAATTAAAAATTGGTATGATAGACTTAATTCTGTAATTACGAAATATGGCGGAGGTATGGCTACGATTGCTGTTCCTTCTGCTACTCCCGCAAAAGCCTCCGATGTAAATAATCTTGTGGCTAAATTAAATGCCATGAAAGCAGATAGTTACCTGGGTTCAAATGCAAACTTATACCCAACATATTCTACTGTTGGAATAGGTACAATCATTTATGCGAATACGGGTAACCAGTTAGAAGCAGTTATTGCTAAACTGGAAACTATTAAGTGTCGTAACTCTTATACTCACAGTAACCAGAATCATTCTAATGGAACAAACAGCCAAACTTGTTCTAATAGTGCTCATAGCAATAATAACTCTAACACATCAAACAGTAATACTTGTTCCAATAGTACAAATAGTAACACTTGTACAAACGGCTCTAATAGCAACACTTGTTCCAATGGTAGCCATAGTAACACCTGTTCTAATGGTACTCATGGAAATACAAATAGCCACGGCTATAATAGCAATACCAATAGCAATAGTTCTCATGGTCAATCTTGTTCTAATGGTAGCAACTCCTACGGTGCACGTGGCAATGGATTGAAGCATCATAGTAGTAGATTCTATACTGACCAATGTTCTTATCAGTATAAATCTAATGGTACTTGTGGAACTAATGGTAGTCACAGTAATACTTGTTCAAACGGAACCAATGGTAATACCAATAGTAATGGATATAACAGTAATACTTGTTCTAACAGTGCTCATAGCCAGGGTTGTTCTAATAGTGCGCACAGCCAGAGCAGAAGCCATAGTACACATGGTCAGACTTGTTCTAATAGTGCTCACAGCCAAACAAATTCCAATGTCACTAACTCACAGACCTGTTCAAACAGTGCTCATAGTAACACTAATTCTCACCAGGCTAAATCTAATGTAACGGTTATTGATATTATGAATAGTTATAAACCATAAGGAGAGTTTTGACATATGAAATGCGGATTAAATTGTATGAATAAAGAGCGCAGTGTCGCGGTGTTTTACACCTGCGGCACCTGCAATCTAAAATGTAGATATTGTAACATCGATAAGAATCCTGTGTTAGCTAAGATTGATGAAAAGTTAGCAGAGAGTTTTGAAGGCGATTACTATTTTAACCAAATGAAAGAGTGGTTTCCAAATATTGACCAGCTTCGTAAGATTGAAACTTGGGGTGGAGAGCCATTTTTGCATATGGAAAGAATTTATAATTTGATTACTCAAGTTATTGAATATTATCCATATTTCGACCAGTTCTTCTCTTCTACAAACTTCTCATATCCAGAGTGGACAAATAAAGTATTTGGTTTAACTGACCAGTTTGCCAAGTACCCAGAAAGAACTTTTAGATTCACTTTACAGCTTTCTATGGACGGTCCTGAGTATATCAATGACCCAAATAGAGGTAAGGGCGTAACCAAGAGATGTATTGAAAATTTCAATAAGTTAATGGATATGATTCCTGAAAGACTTCCAAATAATGTTGTTTTAGAAATCGTATTCAAGCAGACTTTGGATACTTATTCAGTAAGAGAACTTTGCGATAAGCAAAAGATTATTGAGTATTTCCAATTTTTTGAGAATTTTTATTTGAGAATCAATGAGTTAAATCTGCCAAATGTATTGATGTCTTGTACAGTACCTAACACTGCCGTACCTGCGCCAGTCACTAAGAAAGATGGCGAAATCTTTGCTGAGTTCTGTCGTCTTTGCAATGAAATTGAAGTTGAGAATTATAGAAACCATTACTTTAGATACTATGAAAGTATCATGCCTTATTTTGGCGAACCAATGCCTTTAAATGCAACATATGAACACTGTTCTACTTTGTGCGGCAGTGGGTCTATTATGGTTTGTTTATTGCCAGATAATCTGGTATCTACTTGCCATGAAGGATTTACTTCATTATATGAAGACTATAAGAAGTTTGCACAATCTTCTGGACGTGTTGAAGATGGTACTATTAACTTTAACCAGTGGGTAAATGAAGATGGTCCTGTATATGTGTTGGATGCAGAAGGTTATAAAGAGCATGAGAGATTTATGGGTTATTATAACCATCCATGGTCAACTGCGCGAATGGTTAACACGACCGCTTTGATTCGTACTCTCGCTCTTGCAGATGAGATTGAAAGAAAATACTTGAATGAAGATGAAGCGTTGCGTGCTGCGCATTTTATGGCAGGTCATTCTTCTTATTGTATCAAGGATAATTATAATGTAACAGGTTCTCATAGCTTGACACCTGTTGGTTTGTTTAAGTTATTATTAAACGGAGCGAAAGCTTATATTGAAGAAGGAGAAAGGAGAGTAAGATCGAATGGATAATGTGATTGTAAATATTCATGACGACAAGGAATTATTCCAGCAAGAACAAGATAAATTATTGCAAGTTGTATTAGATAAACGATTCTTCTCTACTTGGAGACCAAATAATAGTGCGATGGATGTACCTCGTGGGCATGTGGAGTTATTTATTACTTCTCAGTGTAACCAAAAGTGTGAGTATTGTTATTTGGTTAAATATCCTGACCTTTATCCAAAGGAATTTTTAAACCCAGAGCAAATCAAAGAAAACCTTAAAATTTTTTATGACTGGGTTATTGCAAATAATTATTGTATTCCTCAGATTGAGTTTTATACTGGCGAAATCTGGCATAGTAAATTTGGAACTGATATCTTAGATATTACTTTTGATTATCTTTTAGCTGGATTGCAAGTGCGCCAGTTCATGATTCCTTCTAACTGCAGTTTTCTTAAAGACCGTAAGAGAGCTGCAATTATTCAAGGATATATTGACAAGTTTAGAGCTATTGGTGTTCCACTTATTTTCTCTATCTCTATTGATGGAAAGTATGTAGATAATGATATTCGCCCTAATGTCAATGCGAAAATTACTCATGATGATGACTTTTATGATATGGCGTTTTCATTTTCTAAGCACAATGGATTTGGCTTCCATCCGATGATTGCGGCAGCCTCTATTGAAATGTGGCCAGAGAATTATAAGTGGTGGAAAGAAATGCTAAAGAAATATGGCTTGACTCTTGGAGAAGTTATGATGCTTGAAGTAAGAAATGGAGACTGGACTCCAGAGAAAATTCAAGCGTTCTTAGATTTTGAGGATATTTTAATTGATGGTCTTTTAGAGCGTAATGATAATGACCCAATTAAAGCTTGTATTTTCGGTTTTGGTATTAACCAAACTTATTATGATAAGAATTTGTTAGCTATCGAAGACGAAGAAATGAGTGCATATACGCCTTATCATTTAGCAGAAACTGATGAATTTCTTGGATGTACGTTACAAAATACTTTAACAGTTCGTTTAGGTGATTTAGCAATTTGCCCTTGCCATAGAACTGCTTATAATAAAAATCTATATGGTTGGTTTACTGTTGAAAATGGGGCAATTACAGGTATTAAATCTAATAATCCTCATCAGGCTATTAGAAATCTAATGGTAAATAACCATGTGGGAACTTTAGGTTGCGACTCTTGTTTCTATAATAGATATTGTATGGGTGGATGCCCTGGTCAACAAATGGAAAAATTTAATGACCCATATCATTTAGACCCTACGGTTTGCAACTTCTTAAAGAGTAAGATTAAGCATTTGATTAAACGTTACCATGATTTAGGATTTTTGGATTGGTTAAAAGAAAACATTTCTCCTTACCATGTATTTTATCCAAATGCGCAGAATCTTATTCGTTTATATGAAAATGTAATGGAGGAGGAGCGTCATGAGCGAATGGCAGAATTTAGATAAAATTTTTGTTGACGATGCCTATGGCATTGGTAATGCTGATGAAAATTTTACTATTATCACAAAAGAATGGCTTGCTAATGGTGGAAAGATTGATTCTTTCACTCAAGAAATTATTAAGCCAGTAGACAATATCGCTGTTATGGCAGAAGATATGGAAGGTACAACTCCTCTTCTTTGGAAAGAAAGATTGATTTTCTATTCCGATGGCAGAATGGAAAGATACTTCTTGTATAATAGATATCCTTCTGATATAATTCGCACAAGGGTTAATAGCCGTCCAGCTTTAACCCCTTGGGCACAAACCATTATGCAAGAGGCAATTTATGAAGAGAGATGTCGAGTTGAAGATTTGCAAAACGAAGATTGGTAAATTGATTTTTAATTAAAAATATGGTATAATTATAGTAATAAGAGAAAAAGGAGATTTTTTATGGCGAACTTTTATTGTCCAGGCTTTTATGAAAATGCCGTTATGTATAAAAGACTCTTATGGTTCCAAAAGTATTATCCACAGTGTTGGGTAGATGGCGCAAAAATTACTCATATTTTTGGTTGTTTCCCTAACTGTATTTGGAATGGAGGGTCTACTTGGATTCAATATCCGCCCGCAAAACCTATCATGAGAAATGTATTCCAGTGGTATAAAGACCAAGGTATTATTATTCAGTTAACTTTTACTAATCCTATGTTACAGGAAACTGATGTATACGACAGATATGCTAATTGCATTTTAGATGTTGCGGTTGAGATTTTAGGATATGAGCAATTAGAAGTATTAGTTTCTGCTCAGTGTCTTGAGGATTATATTCGCAATAAATATCCAAAAGCCAATGTAACAAGAAGTATTGTTGGTGCAACTGGCTGCGAAAACACTTGTAGCACAATTGAAGATTATGTCGCGCTATTGGATAAATATCCTCGTATTGTTGTACCTCGTAAAAAGGTTAATGATATTGATTTTATTCAAGGCTTTCCTCAGGAATTAAAGCATCGAGTAGAGTTACTTTGTACAGATGCCTGTCCCATTGATTGCCCTCGAATTTATCAGCATTATACTAAATTAGGTATGGAACAGTTATGGGAAGATGTTTCTTTTGAAGAAGTAATTTGCACGGGTTTTGCAAAAGATAATCCTTTCCATGAAGCAACTTATTCTCAATATAAGATTACTCCACCTGAAATTGCGGCATATGAAGCTCTTGGATGGTCAGAGTTCAAAATTAGCGGTCGTATTTCTACTGCGGCAGCTCCTTTGAGATTGGTACCATATTTAATTAAGCCAGAATTTTGGGAAGATGTTTATATCAACATTTATTTCGATATTTTTGGTGATAATAGCTATTTCCCAGACTATGATTTCTGGTCAGATTCAACTATTTAATCTTAATTGATTTTTATAAAAAATAATGTTATAATATATATGTAAAGATGATAAAAGAATATAAGGCACATACAGCAAAATGCTTAAAAAGCTAATGCAATAGTCAAACGGTTAAGACATTACCCTTCCACGGTGAAAGTTGGGGTTCGATTCCCCATTGCGATTCAGAGGTGCCTTGGAAATAAAAATTCTTTTTGATTTTTTATAAAAAATATGTTATAATATATATGTAAGATAAAGAAAGCCCTTTAATCTTAGTCGTAAAGGAAAGACGCGAGTCCGGCCATCGTATTCACTGTGAGTTCCTCTCGTAAGAGGGTTGACGGTAGTAGTGCCCAGCGCAACTGGTGAGTAAACAGGTCCGAGGGTATGAATAGGTGTCACGACCACCTAACTTTCTTTGTCTGATATATGTATTATATAGGAAAGGAGAAATTATCAATGAGTTCTCTTGGTAAGTGCTATATCTACATTGATGACACGAGATATGACTACTCCAATGTTCCTGATGGAATGGCGTTTGTTCATTGCAAGACTTACAAAGATGCTATTGAGAAACTCCGTTTCTATATCGAGCATGGAACTAAGCTGATTGTCGACTTCGACCATGACCTTGGTTGCAAGAAGAATGGTTACGATATCGCTAAATGGATTGTCGCCTCTGGTTATCCGAACATTAGGTTTAGAGTCCATTCTATGAACCCAGTAGGAGCTCAGAATATCAGAGAGACTTTGAGCCACTATGGCTACGAGGAAATCAGATGAAGTTACTTTTCATTTTGGGTGGCTGCGCGATGGCCGCTCTGTGTATCGCCGGAGTTGGTGCAATTCTGGGAATCATCGCGGTTCATATGCATCAAGCAAGTGAAAATTTTTGAAAAACTGTGGACAGAGTGGGATAAAACCTACTTGACAGTTTTCAAATGATAATACCTAAATAAAAGACCGTTACTGCAATTTTCAAATGATTGCCTGCCAAGCCGGAAGTCGGAGGTTCGAGCCCTTCTCCCCCTGCCAACATAGGGGGATAGCTCAGCTGGGAGAGCGCCGTTAAATCGAAAAAGCGGTCTTGTTTTTTATCGCCGGAATTGCTGAAGGAACCATAGAAGTAGGTGGCCTCCAAACCAAGGTTCCTGTTAGGGAGGCTGAAAAAACTTTTTTGATTTTTCTTAAAAAATATGTTATAATATTTATAGAAAGTTAAGAAAGAGATTTTTACAAGACCTTTCCAAGATGTTGAAAATAAAAAATCTTTCTTGATTTTTCAAAAAAAATATGTTATAATATATATGTAAGTTAAATAAAGGATATGGAAATTCCACGAAGACTATTGATGTGATGCAAGGAGTTTCGGAGATTCGAGAGAAAATAGGAAACCATTGAGATTATTTAATGAGCATTAAAGACGACTTCAGCAACTTTTGAGGAAACATTTTTACTGAATACTTGAAACTTCCATGTTGTCTTGTTCTAAACGAAAAATCTTAATTGATTTTTTCAAAAAAATATGTTATAATATATATGTAAGATAAAGAAAGAAATCTTACAGGTTGTGCCTTCAAGCTGTGATTTCAGCGTTGTCCTAAAACAGCGTAGAATATCAGCAACAGATATTGCCCTGTAGCTCAGTCGGTAGAGCACGCGGCTGTTAACCGCGCTGTCGTGGGTTCGAGCCCCACCGGGGCAGCCAGAGAGTTTGTTTCTTATGGTTCGCTTCTCGATGAATAAAAAGTTGAAAGCCATACGAGGTTTTAGCCGTGAGTTTCTCGTAAATATAAGCCGCGGCACATAATTTCCTTCTCATATCACAGCAGTTGATATGTGTATGCGAAACAGGTCTTGCCATTAGTACTGAAATAAAGGAAATGGATGTTCCCTATTGACAAAAAGAATAGGGGTTTGGGAGATGGTACCGCACACCCAACTTCACCCGTGCTAAGAGCCAAAAGCACAAAAAGAATACTGGGAATGCCGTTGGAATGGATTGTAACCTGTCACGAGAGAACAAAACTAATCCAAAGTCGACTTGGGTGACTCTGCCTCGCTACGGCGGAAATGAGATTATATGGGCGTATGGCGAAATTGGCAGACGCGTCGGATTTAGGTTCCGATACTTTCGGGTGTTAGGGTTCGACTCCCTATATGCCCACCAATGAGCCGTTAACACGGATTACCACTAAACTACTCCCGGCGGTGGGAACTACTGAGTAAAACCAGAGGTTGGTGCGATGAAAATCGTAGGGTGTGCATCTCCCCTAAGTAGAAGAAACCGATATGGAGCATAAGCGGAAAACGGCTGACTAAATATAAGGAAGCGAAGTAAGTGGCGTGTTCATACGAAAGTTGGCGGTTGGTGACTCCGTATAAGTCACGGGTGGTTGGCAACTCCATCAGGACATAAATAAGTTGCATTCCTATGCGGATGTGGTGGAATGGCAGACACGCCAGCTTGAGGGGCTGGTGCCAGCGATGGCGTGCGGGTTCGAGTCCCGCCATCCGCACCAGAATGCCCAGCGTGGTGGCTGGGGGAAGAAAATTACTCGCAATACCCCTGCTTGGAGCGTTACACGAGAGAGTTTGATAGCCTCTGGGGATTATTGAGATAAATGGGAAATAATAAAGATATAATCGGCTAATGTGGTTGTTACGGTCACTATCAATGACCTATGTTACCCATTACAGTTAGGACACCAGTTGTCCTAATAATGACTGCATAGTTCGAGGTTCCACAGGGTACTGATACAGAGATTGTTGTATGAGTGCGTGGAAAAGTCAGGTGTGGCTCCGTCGACCAACTAACAGTGTCGAAGCGTGAGAGTAGTACACATTCCTGTGTCAAATATCCTGTGTAATTTGGCTTCGTAGTTCAGATGGTTAGAACGCCGCCCTGTCACGGCGGAGGTCGTGGGTTCGAATCCCATCGAAGTCGCCATTAAGGTATGTTCCCGATACCTCGTAGCGGAAAACTCGGGCGTGGAAGAGGAGACGAGAGAATCGCTTTGTTTGGCAACGGTTTTTTGGTGATAAACTGTTGCAGGTACTCGATGTGTGCCTTGGCTTTGATTAGTCTACAAGGGTAGCTGTCCAACATCACTTATATAGCTTCGTCGTTCAATGGTTAGGATGCCAGCCTGTCACGCTGGAGACGGGGGTTCAATTCCCCTCGGAGCTGCCACTCTCCCTTGACGAAGGAGTAAGATGGACCCAAAGTGCCATCAAAATAGTCGGCGGAAGAGCAGACAAAAAGTAGCGGCAATAGACCTCCGCCACGCTACAATATGGGGGATTAGCTCATCTGGGAGAGCATCTGCCTTGCAAGCAGAAGGTGACGGGTTCGAGTCCCGTATCCTCCACCACTCGCAGCTTAATAATTGGGTGATGTGACCTACATCTGCGGCAGCCGGTGCCAAGAAACATAAACCGGCACTTATTTGCCCGAATGGCGGAATGGCAGACGCGCTTGACTCAAAATCAAGTGTCCTCGGGGCGTGCGGGTTCAAGTCCCGCTTTGGGCACCAGTCCTCGTGATGGAATAGGCAGACATGCAGCACTCAGAATGCTGTGCCGAAAGGCGTGTGGGTTCAAGTCCCACCGTGGATACCAGGCTTTACGCCATCTATGAACACATGGGTTTCGCCAGTTCTCCTTTCTATATGAACAAGAGATAAAAAACTGGTTCCTTTCTTCTTAATTGATTTTTCAAAAAAAATATGTTATAATATTTATATAAGATAAAGAAAGGAAATAATACATATGCCATTTGATGATTTTACAACTCAAATTCAATGTGAAGAAGTTTACAATGAAGCTATGTATGAGGCTTGGCTTGAGGTTCAAGAAGAACTCGCCAAGGAAGTCTAATCATATGGCCCGTTAGTCAAGCGGTCAAGACACCGGCCTCTCACGCCGGAGACGAGGGTTCGATTCCCTCACGGGTCACCATAGGGTTATTACTCAGCCCGATTTATAGATGAAGATTAAATGTACAAGTGAGTACGCTCCGACCCAAGAGTACGAGTGTTGGGTAGTTCTATGACAGAAGTTGTTAGAGGGTTCGATTCCTTCTCTGGCAGGAGTGCCGGCCTGGTGGAATGATGAAGAAGCCAATAGGTGGTTGAGAGGTCACGATTGTTTGCCGACAATAATGCCAAAATGCCACGATAGAATGACAAGACCTGCGGCAACAGGTCTTGATATCTGGCCCCATAGTCAAGCGGTTTAAGACGTCGCCCTTTCACGGCGAAGGCAGGAGTTCGATTCTCCTTGGGGTCACCATGCGGGGTAGAGCAGGTGGTAGCTCGTCAGCCTCATAAGCTGAAGGTCGGTGGTTCGAGTCCACCCCCCGCATCCACGCGGGATAGAGCAGTTCGGCAGCTCACTTGGCTCATAACCAAGAGGTCGGAGGTTCAAATCCTTCTCCCGCTACCACAAAAATGATGATAGGAGGTTTACTATGCGAAATATTCTAAGTTATCAACCCGGAACCGAGTTCACTGGTTCGGAAATCATTCAATGGGCGAAGTTTCAAGTTGAAAATAAGACTTCGCATATGCGCCAGGGCGCTCACATTCTCCACAGGTTTGGAAATGTGAAACCGGAGAGGCTGTATACAGTTGCAACTTCCTATCAAGGAACAGGATGCGGCGAAGTATCAAAGAAGCCTCTTGTCCAAAAAGTTCAAATGTAATAAAACCAATAAAGGCACACACAGCAATCTTTTTCTTTTGAAAATATTTTAACTCAATTGGTAGAGTAATTGTCTGTTAAACAATCTGTAGTTGGTTCAAATCCAACAAATATTTCATTTGTGCCTTGTATATGGCTGGGTAGCTCAACTGGTAGAGCATGGGACTGAAAATCCCAGTGTAGTCAGTTCGACCCTGACCCCAGCCACCACAACTCGATATAGTTAAAGGACCGCAACAGAGGAACCTATACGATTCAACTCCTTTTCTGGTTAAAAACAACATTTTGTAGTAAAAATTCCTTTTGTTTCTTGTTCGGCGTATAGGCTGCGGGCTGCCACTCTTTCTATATATTGTCCTATATAGAAACAAAAAACTATCATCGCGGCGAGAGTTTTTTACATCTGGCTTGTTGAGACCGTCAATTGGCTTGCTTTTTTACTCGTCGTTTTTTCATATATTTTATGGAGGCGTACCCAAGTTGGTGAAGGGGACAGTTTGCTAAACTGTTAGGTCGGCTAATACCCGGCGCGTGAGTTCGAGCCTCACCGCCTCCGCCATAAGACACATACAGCAACTTTATCATTGCTATAATGATAACAATTAAGCGTTAATTTAGGGAATTAAAAGTGCTTTTGGTTAAGTGTCTTGCTTATCTGGAGAGGTACCCAAGTGGTTAAGGGGCTCCCCTGGAAAGGGAGTAGGTCGTTAGTAGCGGCGCGTGGGTTCGAACCCCACCCTCTCCGCCAAAACAAACGAAGTACAAGTTTGTTAGAGATGTGTAGTGTAGGTAAAGGTATCACGCCAAAATGGAGGTCATATGCCAGAGTAGGAAACCCGGACGCCTGGGAAGCTCATCCGGCGCATCTCGCAGAAAACCAAAAGAAAGGACAGTTTGTTGTATGTATGAGATTCTTGATTTCATCCATCGACGCTGGCGCAAGGACGCAAATTGGTTAGATGGCAACTGCTATTGGTTTGCTCGCATACTACAAACGAGATTTCCATTTTTGGAGTTGTACTACTTGCCAATCGACGGGCACTTCGTGTGCGGCGATGGTGAGAACTTCTATGACTGGACTGGTGTAGTCCAACTTGAAGAAATTCCATTTTTGTTTTCAGATTTAGAAAAGCAAGAACCAAATTGGTATGACCGAATTTGGAGAGATTGTGTCCTATAACAATCTTTGCTGATATGGCTCAGCGGTAGAGCACTTCCTTGGTAAGGAAGGGGTCGCGAGTTCGATTCTCGCTATCAGCTCCACGCCTGTAGTGGCTTGAATGGGTTCGACTCCCTTCGCAGGCGTCTGAGGCTTGTTAACGAAGCCGAAGTTTTGCAAAAGTGTCTTGGTCTTGAGAGTCATGACCTTGAGGCCTTGATATATCCGCCGTTAGCTCAGTTGGTAGAGCACCGGACTCTTAATCCGGGTGTCCAGGGTTCGAGCCCCTGACGGCGGACCAGTACTGAAGGTTTAATATAGCTTCAGCGTTCGGAGTTTAAAACCGAGGGACAGTACGGAACCTGTCCAACCTAAACTAAATAACAAAGGGGGTCAGAAAGATGATTTGTCCTATTAAGATGAACACAAAGGAAGATGTAGTTCGTGTTAGTGAAGTAGCAGCAAATGCTGGCATTGATATGTCTGTTTCTTGCGGCAACGCTATGATTGACCCACGCAGTATTCTTGGTCTGTTTGCCTTCGTTGGTAAAGATGCATTACTCGTGGCTCCCGATGATTTAAATCCGAACTATTTCATGCGACTGGTTAAGAAGATGGGCGTAGCTGCCTAATCTCTCTTAACCGGTGGGCAAAATAATATATGTCCCAGTAGCTCAGTTGGATAGAGCAATGGCCTTCTAAGCCATGTGTCCGGGGTTCGAGTCCCTGCTGGGATGCCAAGCGTTTCAGATGGGGTAATGTCTTTAGATTGATGCAATCCACAGCTAAATATCTACGGCCCATTTGAGTCGACCTTTAGCGGGGTTTGATTTTCCAAGAGTGAGAATGTGGTTGAGGAAAGACGCTATTTATATGTCGCATTAGCTCAGTTGGATAGAGCGCCTGACTACGAATCAGGAGGTCGGGAGTTCGAGTCTCTCATGCGACGCCAGTAGTAGAAAATAATTATGATTAAGAAAGTAAGAGGTAAGTTATGCGAGTAGTAAATACTGGTAATGTATTTCGTATCTATGACGATACAATGAAAACCTATAATGAGCTACCTGCAAGGGCTTATCAGGTTAATTTTAGTCAGCAGTCCGGTTTCTTCTTGACTGGCTACGATGATATTGCAATTACAGAAAAGGTCTATGGTGTGCATACCGATAAGGTGCATAAGGTTCTCAAGTCTTTTGAGATTTTCGACCGAAATCTGGGTGTAATTCTGTCTGGCGCCAAGGGTATCGGTAAATCTCTGTTCGGCAAAATGCTCTCTGTTGAGGGAATTGCGGCAGGCTATCCTCTGATTATTGTTAATCAGTATATCCCAGGCATTGCAGACTACTTAACTTCTATTCAGCAGGAAGTAATCGTCTTCTTTGACGAGTTTGATAAGACTTTTTATTCTAAGGGCGATAGAGACTCTATGAGCGACCCTCAGTCCGAAATGCTGACTTTATTCGATGGTTTGAGTCAGGGTAAGAAGTTGTTCATCGTTACTTGTAACGAATTGAATAACCTCAATAACTATTTGGTTAATCGCCCTGGTCGTTTCCATTATCATTTTAGATTTGATTATCCTTCCGCAGAGCAGATTCGTGAGTATCTGGAAGACAAGATTCCAGAAACCGCATATGCACAGATTGACAAGGTAATCGCTTTCGCAAGAAAGATTGATTTGAACTATGACTGTCTGCGCGCGATTGCTTTCGAACTCTCTCTTGGTACTTGCTTCGAGGAAGCAATTAAGGATTTGAATATCCTCAACCTCTCTCGTGAGAGTTATGTTGCAACTCTTATGTTTGCGGACGGCGGTAAGTGTCGTCGTGAGATTTACATGGATATGTTCGCAGACGATGATGTTCATGTTGAGTTCACTGATGAAAAGGGATTTGACTTCTATGTCACCTTTAATCCTCAGAACTCTGTGTACAATTATGATAAGGGTGGCACTATTATCCCTGGCGGAGAGTGTGAAGTTGACTGGCAGGATGACTATTACGATGAGCCAGAAGAGCAGAAGGCTCTGGCACTGCGCAAGCAGCGCACTGTGGATTACATCGTGATACGTCGCAAGGGTACTAAAAACCTGCATTACGCAGTATAAAAGGTGGGGCAACCGCCCCGCCGATATGGGCCCTTAGCTCAGTCGGTCAGAGCATCCAGCTCATAACTGGACGGTCCCGGGTTCGAATCCCCGAGGGCCCACCAAAAAGAGAAACTTGACATTTTTCAAAAAAAATGTTATAATATATATGTAAGATAAAGAGAGGAAGAAAAGATATGGCAAATATTCCTCAGAATTGTCGAGAATGCGAAAACAATAATGTGTGCAACAACACCTACTACGGTGGAACCCTATGTAAGCACCACGATGAAATCAATAAGTTAGCCATCGAAAGATTTTGGGCGCAGTTCGACAAGAGTAAAACTAAAAATTAAAAATAAATAAAGGCGGATTCTGCAATCCTATTTGATAACAGAAATTAAATTTTTATGCCCTATATAAAACTTAAGTTTGTTTACAAAACCGCCTTGTTAATATCGGGGTGTGGCTCAGTTTGGTTAGAGCGCCTGATTTGGGATCAGGAGGTCGCGAGTTCGAATCCCGCCACTCCGACCAATGACATAGTTATGAGTACAAGTCCAAATGAAACTCTTAGAGTTAAGGTTCTCTTCCAAAAACCATTTATCGGGATATAGCTCAGTAGGTTAGAGCACCGTGCTGATAACGCGGGGGTCGGTGGTTCGAATCCACCTATCCCGACCAAGGAAAATTTGATAAAGACCCGGAACTGCAAATGTTTCATTTTCTTTGATGATATGAACAACTTGTAGTGCTGACTGGTAATCAGCTCCAGCCGATGGGTGTGAATTGTGGAGAGGAAAAACAAGGTTCACAACCGGCAACATTGTTATATTCCTTACGGGTCTTGTGTTTTCTTATCATATTTCCTTTCACTACAAAAACTAAAGACACCCACAGCAAACCTACTGTTTAGTAGATTGCAGGTTCAAATCCTGTGTCTTGCACAGCAAGATTGGCGCAATGGTTGACGCGAAAGACTTAAAATCTTTTTTACTATAAGGTGTCTTGAACATATTTATAAACCCTTTGTCATACTCACATAGAGAGGAATGAATAATATGCTTTGGAGAGAAACTGTTAAAGAACCTACACAATTAGAAGTTGCTCGTCAGGAGTTGTTTGCGGCGGTTCGTCACAGAGACCGAATGCTCACAAACTTTAACAACGCTCTGCCAGAGTTCTTCGATATCGCTAACCAAGAGTTGACGATTGCACAAATGACTGTCGATGTGCGTATGAAAAAGGTTAAACTTCTTGAAGTTTAACCCATATGCGCGATTAGCTCAGCCGGGAGAGCATATGCCTTACAAGCATGGGGTCGGCGGTTCGAACCCGTCATCGCGCACCACTCCAGATACCAAAAGGAGAAAAGAGGAAATCACATGAAAGTTGTATCTGCGGCAATTAAGTTTTATATCAAAGGCGATACTTACCCGACGATTATGTGCGGCAAGCGCCATTGCAATGTGCTTGAGAAAATGTACAATATGCACATTGAATATGACAAGCAGACTGCAGTACAGGGATTTCTAACTGACAATGACACCTTTGTGGACAGATACGAAGCATTTGAAATTGCTCGTGCGGCGGACCAACTCTTGCCTGAAGCAAAGGAAGAATATAAAGACAAGATAATTACGCAACTGTTCTCAGAGGATGTGTGGTAATGGACAAAAAAATCACAATCACTTTAGAAGTAGACGAACAAACCTTTAATGGATTGAATAACGCTGTTGCGGCTTACGGAGATATCTGCTGGGGCCTGATGCTCGGAACACAGGTTCCAGCAAGATTTGAACCTCTTAAGCAAAAATCTGAAGAAGAGATTAGAGCAAGGTTTAACTCTTTAGTCGACTTCTACAAAAAAATTGAAGAAAAATTTAACGAGAGTTAATTAAATAAGGCGCATACTGCAATCAAAGATTAAATCTTTATGTTATGCGTTCAAGTCCCATTTTTCGAGCCATTAATTTCGAGAATCGCCCAATAGGTAGGGCAAAAGACAAAAAGCGCCTTGATATGGTGGATGTAGCTTAGTTGGTTAAAGCGCCAGATTGTGGCTCTGGAGACCGCGAGTTCGAATCTCGTCGTTCACCCCATAAAGACCTAACACAGCAATTATTTGCTTGAAAGCACCCAACTTTTAATTGGACATATTAAGGGTCTTGTAAACAGATATTGGGGTATCGCCAAGCGGTAAGGCACAGGACTTTGACTCCTGCATTCCGATGGTTCGAATCCATCTACCCCAGCCATGTACTGAAACGGTTCAGGTCCTATCGGCCGACTGGGTAGGCGAGGGAAGTGAGGTAGGTTTACTTTGAAAAAAGTTGTAAAATCCTCCGCCTTTGGGAACTGAGAGTCCCACATGAAAAATTAGGTAAGCGTGGTTGTGAAACATAAACCCCGCCCAGTCTTTAGTACAACATATTGGGGATTGGCGCAATTGGTAGCGCGGCAGACTCTGACTCTGATGGTTATAGGTTCGAATCCTATATCCCCAGCCACAGAAGCATCACGGACAGAAATCGTGTATAAGACTTCGTCGTGTAAGTAGGACGTAGGATTAGAAGTGTCCATCGTTTAAAGAGTGGGCTATGGCGCGCGGATAGTCCTTTGGTGTCGTAACACACTACTTAGGTTGTGGGTCAACCTTAAACCCTCACTTAAATATGGGGATTTAGGCGAATGGTACAGCCGCGTTATAAGCGGGTCTCGGAAGTGACCATGTCTGCAATCTTTCTTTTGCATGAGGAGCACGTGTTTGGGGGTTCGAATCCCTCAGTCCCCACCAAGAGGAGAAATATATGACACAATCAAGAAGAAGAGTTTACAATCGCTCTTGGTATAAGAGGGAATGTAAAGAAGATATGCGTAAGCGACGTAAAGAATATAATCGAAAGATTAGACACGCAAAGATTTATGATGAAAATTTTTCCTACAAAAATTTACGCAAGTTAGATTGGAATACAATTTCATAATTAAATATTGTCGGGGGCGCAGTAGAAGCCTGCAATCGCTGAAAAGAAGAACTGGATGCTGCAGACGAAGGTTCAACAATCTAAGCGTGAGTGTTGTGTCGACAAGTACGAGACTGCCCCGCCGAGAGTATTTAATTACATATGCCAGAATAGCTCAGATGGTTAGAGCGTCCGCCTCATAAGTGGAAGGTCGTGTGTTCGATTCACACTTCTGGTACCAAGGGGTGTCATACAGTGGCCAAGTATGGCGGTCTCCAAAACCGCTCACGAGGGTTCGAATCCTTCCACCCCTGCCAATTATAACAGAAAAATTTTGACTTTTGAGAAATTTTATGTTATAATATATAAGTAAGATAAAGTTAAGGCTTGTACAGCAAATATCTTTCTAATACATAGAAGATTGGTTTTACAGAAAACTCAAATTGTTGAATTTTTAGTAAAAAGATAGTGCTTATTCCCTTTTATCTATATAATTGACAAACGGTGTTATAAGGGTTGCACATATGTACGACCGTTAAAGTCATTCAAGCCTTGTATATGCTGGCGTGGCTCAATGGCAGAGCAGCTGACTTGTTAGACAAACCTTAGTGAAAGTTGATATGGAATTAACTGCTAAACAAAAAGGAAATCTAACTGAATTACAATGTTTAACTGCTTTCTACGAGCATGGTTGTCATGTGAGTGTCCCTTTTGGAGAAAATTCTCGATATGATATGATTGCTGATGTAGATGGAAAATTGATTAGAGTTCAGGTTAAGACTTCGTCTATCAAGAATGGCGACCCCAAAGTAATAGAATTCTCTTGTAGAAGTTCTCATGTAAATTCCACTGGGGTGAAAAATATACGCTATAATGCTGATGAAATTGATTACTTTGCGACTTACTGGAATGGTAAGTGTTACTTAATCCCAGTTTCAGAATGTTCAGTAACTAAAACCTTAAGATTTGCTCCACCTAAAAACGGACAAAAAACTGGTATCTGCTTTGCAGAAGATTATGAACTTTCTAAACGATTGGAAATAATTCGAGGAGGAAGTAACTAAGGCATTGACTAACAAATCAGCAGGTTGCAGGTTCGACTCCTGTCGCCAGCTCCACTAATATCTTATTTACTGGTGCGGCAGCCTGCATTGGCAACAAACCAATCCAAATTGCTCGAACATTCTTTCCTTTCTTTGTGTTGTGTGTTGTTTTTATAGTGTAGTTCGAGAGTCGCAGATTTTTAATATGGGTAGGCGGCGAAGTCGGAGAGTCGCGGCGGACTGTAAATCCGTTCCTTATAGGTGAGTGGGTTCGACTCCCACCCTGCCCACCATTTAACTTTAAGTTAAAAATATGAGAGAAAAAGGTGTAGAAAGATGAAGTTTAGTCTGGATAAGTATAAGTTCGCATTCTTCAAGGACGAGAGCGGTAAGACAACTGTTTCTGCTCGTTCTACCTACGCTGGTAAGACTGTTAAGGGTTATGCAAAGTGTGACCCAAGAGACAATTACGATGTTGAGTCCGGTAAGGCACTTGCGGCAGCCCGTTGCAATGCTAAGATTGCCGAGAAGCGTGTAGCTCGAGCTCAGCGTCAGCTTGCTAAGGCAGCACAGATGGTTAAGGATGCACAGGCATACGAAGCAAAGATGAAGGCTTATCTGAGCGATTCTATCGTTGAAGCAGATGACGCCGAAGCTCATGTTGCTGATTTGCTTGCTAAGATGTAATCCTTAAGGGTCTGGTGGTTTCCATTTCAGACCCTTATTTTATTCGGAGGTTTGGCCGAGTGGTTTAAGGCACCGGTCTTGAAAACCGGCGGTCCAGAGATGGGCCCCAGGGTTCGAATCCCTGAGCCTCCGCCAGAGAGGAGTGTGAGTGCCATATGATGGGTGAATACAACAGAGATGTATCATTCAGAAAAGCGATGCGTAAGAAACGCATAAGCGACCATTACTGGTCATCACGCGATCACTCTTACTACGATAATCTTCACCAGTACAGCAAGAATAAAATCCATTGTTCTTGTTCAATGTGTTCTCGTAAAACCAGAAATAAGGGAAAACGCAGATATAAAGCTGGTAATTATTCTCGTAGCTTATGTTACAAAGCGTCAGATTTAAGAAAACTTATCTCTATGGATGAAAAAGAGAAATCTTATTTTGGCACAGATATGCCAAGAAGGAGAGTCCATAACTGGTGAGTAAGAAACAAAGAAAGCCAAGACCGCAACCTCCCCGTTGGGCTTGGTGGGATTTAGATGGCTGTTGGTTCTGCGACCATCGAAACGGTTGCTCTGGGTGCAAGGTCATGAAATCATATGTGGCTGAGCAGAAGAAAAAGCAGGACCGCAAGAGTAAGAAAAATTTTGATTTTTCTTAAAAATTATGATATAATATATACATAAAGTAAAGACACAGTAGCAGCAATTAAAAATTTGGATAATAAATTTTGCTTCTAACGAGATTTTAGTGGGTTCGAGTCCCACAAACGAACCTGTGTCTTGTTCGCTCGGGGGAGTGGCGGAATGGCAGACGCAGCGGACTTAAAATCCGCTGGCCGTGAGGTCGTGAGGGTTCGAGTCCCTTCTCCCCCACCAATAGTAAGTAAAACAATCGAAAGGGGGAAATACGAATGATGTTTCATCGTATGCATCTCTTCTAAGACTCTAAAGTAAAGGAGGTCTTAGAATGAGTCGTTCTTATAAGAAAACCCCTTGGTGCGGAGATAGAAAAGGGAAAGATAAAAAACGCATCGCAAATCATATTGTGCGCCAGTACCTTAAAAATCATATGGATTTAGGACTTGCGCCTGGTGACTACAAGAAACTTTATGAGACTTGGGATATCTGTGATTATGGTTGGACAATGACTTGGGAGCAATACTGGAGAAGTGAATGGAAATGGTATCGCTGGGAATGTATGATGTGGCCCAACCGAGAGCACAAAGAACCAGATAAAAAAGAGTGTTATCGCAGATGGTTAAAATTCTACCACAACAAATGATTTCAACTTGATTTTTCAAAAAAAATATGTTATAATATATATAGAAAGTTAAAGAAAAAGACTTTCTACCCCTTTAGTTCCTATCCCCTCTTGATTGTTTGGCATTTTCAACAAAGAGAAAAAGAAAATGTCTTTATACGCGGATGTGGTATAACGGCTATTATTTCTGCCTTCCAAGCAGACGACGTGGGTTCGACTCCCATCATCCGCTCCACTGGTAAAAACTTGAACTGGGAGCAAACACTAAGTTGCCTTTTTGAAACTCCTACGAAATGCAGGTGTAGTATAACGGTTAGTACAGTTGCTTGCCAAGCAACGGGCGAGGGTTCGATTCCCTTCACTTGCTCCACGATTATTGCCCTCGGGGATAATCGAGTGGACATAACTCCACTTTTCAATTATGTATGAAACCTTGAGAGCCTAACAGCAAATCTTTAATATACAAATTTTACATCAAGTAAATTATCTATTAAAGAAAATGGTAAGTAATTCTTACTAATAGGATGAAAATCTTTTGGGATTTTTGACTTAATGCGGGGCGCTTGAAATGCTTAGTAATTTGAGCCTGTATGGCTCTCGTAAACAGATACGGACTCAAACGAACGCATCTTTCAAGCGCCCCTTTTTCTTCTCTGCAGAGAGAAAATAGAGGTAAGGGTACAGCTCGCCCCTTTAAATTGTAACATTAACCCCAGCGTCCGCAGGAACACCTTGCTGGGCCCGCAAGCCTGGGATAAGTCTGGTAATGCAGATGTGAGAGCCTTCTATTTTCTCTAAAAACCAACCTTATGACAAGCGCATGGGAGAAATTCCTTAAGGTTGCCGAAAGGGTGGGAATGTAGTTTTACAGTTGGAACTAAGTGGCAATCGGCTATGTTGAAATAACAGCCGACCTAAGTCCAAAGATTAGCTTCATTCCCTGTTTACAAACATCGGTAGTGATTCGGTGTAGGGTATCTGAATAAACAGTTCCAAAACCTTGCGTAACATCGGTGCGGCCAACTCGAGTACACGGCAAGGCAAGGTGCGTAAGTTAGTGAGTTCTGTGGTCCTTGGTTCGAGTCCAAGGCTACCGACCAAAAGAGAGGATTTGAAATGAAAATTAACATCGACAAAGAAATAGATAATCATAGATGTCCTGGTATTTATCTCTGCACTGTAGCAACGACTTGCTATGAGGAATGGGAAAGAGAACATAAATGTTATCTTTGCTGGTTGGCATATTGCAGAGAACATAATATAGAAATTGATTACACGCGCCAGTAGCTCAGCTGGTAGTAGCACCAGACTTTTAATCTGGGGGTCGCGAGTTCGAACCTCGCCTGGCGCACCATCTCACTGCAGGAGACGGGATGCGTCCGGTGCCTCGTTAGCGGATCTCCGGATGGTTGGCGCTGTGAAAGTTAAATGCGTCCGCGGTAGGAGCGAAGGTTGGTCGCCTACCATTTATATGTCAACGTAGTCAAGTGGTTCAAGACGCCGGTCTGCAAAACCGGTATATGTCGTGGGTTCGAATCCCACCGTTGACTCCATTAGCAACAAGGAGAGTTGAGTATGTTAATATCAGAAGTTAGAAAAAGAAATGAAGAAATCTTAAATCAAGCAAAACATATCCAAGATTTAATTGACAGATGTGAAAACCTTGATGATGACATTGTTAATTGCGGCAATGCAGAACTTTATTACACAGCTACTGCTTCTTTATCTGCTCAACAGAAAGCTCCAATGGGAGAGAGGTTTTTGTGTAAACAATTGGGTTTAACACAAGTATCTTCTCGTTTGGACCGAGGTGACGCCCATGATGAAAATGGTTTATATTATGAGTTCAAAAATTCTTTTACTAATGTAGGAGAGAACTTAAATGTACGCCAGATTCGTCTATGGCAGGATGTTGATTTTTACTACTGCATTTATATCAACGAAAAGGATTTAAGTAAAAGCCTGTTTTTCGTTTTAACGAAAGAAGAAATGGAAAAAGAGATTGAGCTTTGCGGTGGCTATACGCATGGTACGGTCGGCGCAAATGCAGTAAATCAACATTCAGAATATTCCATTACTATTCCAGTCTACAGAGATAGTAATCCGAAAACTAAAAGGTGGAAAGAAAAGTATCTTTGTGAAGATTTAAAGAATAAAGTTTTGGGAGTTAAGAGAACAAACTAACCTGCGCGAGTTCCCTCCATGACGTGTCTCTGGGGTGGTTCCCCGAAAATGACCGTAAGTTGATTTAGAGCGTAGGCAATGGGTGAGTGAAAGCCTAACAGAATGGGAGGAATAATTGCCGAATTTCTCACCTTTCAACCAAAAGGAATAAGCTGAACGAGGGACAGTATCTGCGGAAAGTAACCCATTGAAAAATTTTTATTGATTTTTTCAAAAAAATATGATATAATATATATGTAAGGTTAAGAAAGATACTTTAACAGCAATTCAAAAACGAACTTGATATGTTCAGACAAGAATTGTCGGATGTTGGTTCATATCCAACCGAGAGAAATTTCGTAGTTCAAGTGGGTTAAAATAGAACACGACTTATCAAACAAGTGTCTTGTAACCATAAACCACCTCTCTTGTCCAAGAGAGAACAAAGTGAAAAAGGAGAAATGTGATATGAATAAGTTCATGAATGGTCTCGTTGATAATACCAACTTTACTCTGACTGAAAATGGTGGAGTAACTCATAAGACTACTAAGTCTGACCTGTTGGATATGTTCGCTATGGGCGCAGCAATGCGTAAGCGTTCCGACGAAGATGTAATTTTGATGTTCCGTAAGGCATATGCAGAGAACCCTGTGTACGCTCTGAAGTGCCTGTTTTATATCCGCGATGTGCGCGGCGGTCAGGGTGAGAGACGCTTCTTCCGCGTAGTAATGCGTGACCTCGCTAAGCAGGATACTGCGGCTGTGGTTCGCAATATGCGTCATATCCCTGAGTTTGGTCGCTGGGACGACCTGTATGTATTCGAAGGTACTCCTGCTGAGGCAGATGCTTTCGCATTCATTAAGGAGCAGTTGAACCTCGATGTTCAGTGCAAGGCTCCTTCCCTGCTCGCTAAGTGGTTGAAGTCCGAGAATACTTCTTCTCGTGAGTCTCGCCGCCTGGCAAATATTACTCGTGAGTATCTCGGCATGACTCACAAGCAGTATCGTAAGACTTTGGCTATTCTCCGTGAGCGTATCAATGTTCTGGAGCGTCTAATGTCTGAGGGTCGCTGGGACGAGATTGAGTTCGATAAGATTCCTTCTCGCGCTGGTATGATTTATAAGAACGCTTTCGCAAGACACGACCTTGAGCGTGCTAAGAACGAGAACGTTCAGACTTATGCCGACTTTGCTAAGGATACCACTAAGAAGGTCAACGCTAAGGCGCTGTATCCTTACGAGTGTGTCGCTGAAGCTATGAAGATTTTCCGTACCGGTTCCTACTGGTCTATGAGAGACCTTCCTAAGCTGGACGACACTAACCGTCTGATGGTAAACAAGTACTGGGATAACCTGGCTGATTACTTCAACGGTGCGACTTTCAACGGCCTGGCTGTTGTAGATACCTCTGGTTCTATGTGCGGCTCTGAGGCTTCTGCTCCTATCAATGTGGCTATCTCTCTCGGTCTGTACTGTGCAGAGAAGGCTAAGGGTCCTTTCGCTGGTCACTATGTGTCCTTCGCAAGCCGTCCTCAGTTGATTGCCACCGAAGGCGTTGACTTCGTTGATAAGGTGCAGCGTATCTACAAGACCAACCTTGTAGATAATACCAACATCGAGGCTACCTTCGACTTGCTTCTCGACACCGCTCTGAAGACTAAGTGCTCTCAGGACGACCTGCCTCAGAATATCATCATCATCTCTGACATGGAGTTTGATGCTGCTACTTCTGGCTGGCGCTCTACCTCCACTATCAACAGCAGAAATGCTGAGACTGTGCTTGAGGGTATCGCTCGCAAGTGGGCACAGTACGGATATCAGATGCCTCATCTGATTTTCTGGAATGTCGATGCTCGTCAGAACAACATCCCTATGTTGGGCAACGGACCTATCAGCTATGTGTCTGGTTTCTCTCCTTCCATCTTCGAGACCATCATGTCTGGCAAGACTGGATATGACCTCATGATGGAGAAGCTGAATACCGAGCGCTACGCTGTAATCGGCTAAGAAATCCCGCGGCTCGCAGAAATGTGAGCCGCTTTTTTCTGTTTAAGGAGGAAATATGGTAAAAGGTAGATTTATTGGTCAGGATGGGTCTTGCGGATTCCGTCATGGTGAGGTATATGAACTGAGCACGCAGATTCGACAGATTTACGGTTGGTGTATTTGTTTGCACGACAGAAAAAGTGGAAATTGGTGTCCTTATAGTTCTCTTGAAGCTGTACTCGAAAACTGGGAGTTTAATGTTGGACAAAATAAAATAAAACCTTTGATTTGATTTTCAAAGATATATAGTAGTAAGGTGTTTGTAACGCACCTTACTTTTTTATTACGTAAAAAGGAGGAACCAAAATGTACGAGTTAATTCTTTACAATCGTGGCTCTTCTCATATGGTTCTTGGAGATAGCTTAAAGCTTGAGGAATACCCAGGAGTTGAACCTGGTACTTTAGCTTTTGATGCTAATTCTGAAAAAGTTTTCATTGCTATTGAAGACGAGTTTGTAGAGGTTGCGGCCGCTGCTGAAGAAGCTCCAGAAGTCGAGGAGACCCCAGAAGAGACAACTCCAGTTGTGCCTGAAACTCTAACAGAAAACCCTGTTGAAGATGAGGTGGCAAATGAGGGAGAAGTTGAGTAATAAAATCTACGAGTCTGCGCCGACCGGAGATGGGCGCAAAGACCGAAAACCTGAAATAAAAATTTCGTTGGGAAATTTTTGAACTAAAAGGAGGAACTTGATATGCTTAGAATGGATAGTTGTAGTGTAAATTTTGCTGGTAGTTCCGTTGTTGCTGACAAGGTTATTGCTACTTTTACTGCTTCTTACAATGGTGAGAAGAATATTTACATCGGCATTTCTGTTGAAGACCACGCACTCTTCGCACTCCACAAGGCTGATGTTGACGCAGATTTCAAGGCTTTTACTGATAAAGTTCTTGAGTCTGTTGCTGAATTAGAGGACTAATTCTATGGGGAGGCTCTTTCTCCCCAATTTGACTTTTTGCTAATTTTATGGTATAATATAATAAACCGAATAATGGAGGTAATATTATGGATTGGTTAGCACTTTTATCTGACATTTTCGAAGTTTGTGTGCTTCCTCTTCTTGGTGTTTTAACAATGTATATTGTTAAATTTATCCAAGTTAAGAGCGCAGAAATCACTGGTAAGGTTGATAATGACCTCGCAGACAAGTACATCAATATGCTTGCTGTTACCATTGAAAACTGTGTAATTGCAACAAACCAGACATATGTCGAAGCACTTAAGGCGGCTGGTAAATTTGACGCCGAGGCTCAGAAGACTGCTTTCAATATGACAAAGAATGCTGTTATGGCAATTCTTAATGACGAAGCTAAGAAATATCTTGAGAATGCAGTTGGCGACTTGAATGAGTATATCACTCAGCAGATTGAAGCTGCTGTTAATGTTAACAAGCCACCTAAAGCCTAATGAACTGGGAGAACGATTTCGTATCGTTCTCCCTTTTTCTTGTTTATTGACTTTTTCTAAAAAATTTGATATAATATAATAAAGATAAAAATGGAGCTGATAGCATGAAGTTGAAATTTGATAAACATATTTTCCCAGCTATGGGCATTGCGGCTCTCGCTTCTCTGGTGATTATGGGTCTATTTTCTCTACTCGCTTTGATTAGCTGGTGGCTCGCATGGGTGGGAGTATTCGTTCTACTGTTCCCAGTAGCGCATAGTTTAGTTAAAAAATACAAAGATGGCGACTATACCTTTATCGACGAATTCATTAAAGATATGATTGAAGAAAATGATGAAGATGATAATAAACCTTTCAAAGGTCGTCTGGAGTAACCAAAAGCCCTTATGTAAACCATAAGGGCTTTTTTGATTTTTTAATAAAAATATGTTATAATATATATAGAAAAGTGAAAGGAGAGAAAATAAATAGTGAAAGTAATAATTGCTGGTGGCAGAGATTTCGATAACTATGATTATCTCTCCGAAATGATGAAAAGTCTGAATATTATTGTGTCAGAAGTAGTTTGCGGCGGCGCTCGAGGGGCAGATTCTTTGGGTGAGAAGTGGGCGCAGATTAACGGCATCCCCGTAAAGTATTTCCCTGCAGATTGGGATGGATTAGGGAATTACGCCGGCCACGCGCGCAATAGACAAATGGCAGAATATGCAGATTTCCTTGTAGCTTTTTGGGATGGAAAATCCAAAGGCACCCAGAATATGATTTCTACAATGCAACAGCTTGGAAAGCACGGAAAGGTGATGCGTTATGAAAACAAGGGAATGTCTAATCCTTATCCTTGGTAGTTTGGTGCTACTGGGATTATCTATGTTAAGTGTTTATATTCGATATGGAGGTTGGTAATTATGTTTGATTCTACTAATGTTCATGTGGGTGGCGCCCACTTCAACTACAATGTAAATGCAGTTAGCGGCACTCTCCGCAAATCCCATCCCAAGAGCCAGATTATTCTGCGCGAACTGAAGTGGGATAACCGAGAATTCAATGTAAACAATCCTACGACTTGGAATATGGACCACCGCATGGCTGAAGAAATTGTTATTCTTCAGGTTATGCTGATTGGTAATAACCAAGGTCTTATCGAATTTGTTCACAAGAAAGATTTTGAAGAAAGCTGGTGTTAAAATGGCTCAGAGAGAAAAGTTAATTTTTCAAAGATTGCAGGAACATTATGATGAGTCCCTGCAGTATTTCCCCGAAGAGCAGATTGTTGGCGTTTTCCTGCAGGGTTCCCAGAACTATGGTCTGGACTATGAGGGCTCTGATGTCGACACTAAGCTCATCGTCGTACCAAGTTTCAAAGATGTGTGCTTAAACAAAAAGCCCGTGTCTACCACTCATGTTCGCGCAAATGACGAGCATACTGACTGGAAGGACGTGCGCCTGTATATGGAAACTTTCCGTAAACAGAACCTTAACTTCCTCGAAATTCTGTTCACTGATTTTTACATCGTAAACCCTATGTATGTAGAACAGTGGCAGAGACTCGTAGCCAAGAGAGAAGAAATCGCAAGAATGAATGTCCATCGTGCGGTTAAGTCTATGAAAGGTATCGCTCTTGAGAAGTACCATGCAATGGAGCACAGATATCCTACTAAGGCAGACATCATCGATAAATATGGCTACGATGGTAAGCAGGTATCTCACTTAATCCGTGTTGACGACTATCTGGAAAGATACATCAACGGCGAGAGCTATCTGAGCTGCCTACATCCAACTGAGACCAAGAGAGAAAGAATCATGGATTACAAACTCCTTGATAAAATCGACTTGGAAACTGCGCGCGTCGAGGCTAAGGAATACTTAGACCACGCCGTAGCGATCGCTGACGCATTCTGCGAAGGCAAGAAGGATGAAGAAGACCCTGCAATGCGTGACCTTCTGGAAGATGTTTCTTACAACATCATGAAGATTGCGGTTGCGCGCGAGCTTAAGAAAAAGAGGAAATGGTATGACTTTTTTAAGAGATTTGCTCGTAAATAATAAACCTGTCGACATTATGTATCGTTGCAACTCTCCTTTCCCTGACATGGAGCCTGATATGCTCTATGGCTATTGCCGCTGGACCGGCAAGGAATTGGAGAGTGTCGACGGGGATAGCTACTATCTTAACGATGTGATAGATAAATATGAAATTGAAGAAGATGGAAGTCTGACAGTTTGGATTTCTGTCGTATGGAGTTCTATGAAAGGAGATTAACTATGATTACTAAATGGATTTTGACTGGCGACACTCATGGTCAAGTCGATACTCGTCTTGGTAACATTGCTCGCAACGTAGAATATACACCAGGCGAAACCGCAGTCATCATCCTTGGTGATGCAGGCGTTAATTTCTACTGTAATAAGAGCGAAAAGAAAAAGAAACATCAACTGTCTAAGTGGGGCATGCGCGTTTACTGCGTGCGTGGTAACCACGAAGAGCGTCCTGAGAATCTCGGTTATGAGGTAGCTTGGGATGAAGATGTTCAGGGTAATGTTTACATGGACCCGGACAACGCAAACATTCGCTACTTTATGGACGGCGGCGAGTACAATATCAATGGGCATTCTGTTTTGACTATTGGTGGTGCTTACTCTGTTGATAAGTATTGGCGTTTGCAGCGTGCGGCTGCGGCCGGGCAGTCCTTCTCTGGCTGGTTTAAGGACGAACAGCTAACCGCGGAGGAAATGGAAGCAATCGGCAATAAGGTTGCTAACAAGGAGTACGACTTCGTTTTCACTCACACTTGTCCTTTCTCTTGGGAGCCTACTGACTTGTTCCTTGGTTGTGTAGACCAGACTACCGTAGAGACTGGTATGGAGCTGTGGATGGATGAGTTGCGCAAGCATATTGGTTTCGGAGTTTGGTGTTTCGGTCATTTCCATGCTGACCGTATTGAGCGTCCTTGTGTAGAACAGTTCTACTGGGAATACGAAGATATGGAAACTGTATGGAATCGTTGGCATGGTCAGAAGACCTGGAACAACGAGTGGTGGCTGGATAAATCTCCAATGTTCTACTCTGAACTTGACAAAGATGACCACACTTGGGACCAAAATCCCGAATTTTCATTCCAGAATACTGGCAACGAGGAGGACTAATTGTAGTCCTCCCGATTGCACTTGACTTTTATAAAAAAATATGTTATAATATATATGTAAGAAAAAGTGATAAAGTATTTAATGGGAATAGGAGACGGTATCTATGCAGAAAAGATTGAATGTTTTGATTTCTAAAGCAGTAAAGAACAACAATGTAATCAATGAATCTGAGGTTGAGAAGGTTTTTAAGGAAGACGAACTCGACCAGGTTTACGCTCTTCTGGAAGAAGCTGGCGTAGATGTTATCGTCGACAACGCAGAGGAAGAGGCTGCTGCTGACTGGGATGCAAGCAATGCTCCTCTGACTGATTCTGTTAAACTGTATATGCGTGAGATTGGTGCAATTCCTCTACTCACTTTTGAACAGGAAAAGGCAATCGGTGAGCGTATTGTTGCAGGTGATGAATCTGCAAAGAACGAACTGGTTGAGCACAATCTTCGCCTCGTAATTTCTGTGGCTCGTAAGTATATCGGTCATGCTGGTATGACTTTCATGGACTTGGTTCAGGAAGGTAACATCGGCTTGATGAAAGCTGCTGACAAGTTTGACCCTTCCAAGGGCTATAAGTTCTCTACCTATGCTACTTGGTGGATTCGTCAGACTATCGGTCGTGCAGTCCAGGAGCAGAGCAGAACTATTCGTATCCCTGTTCATATGGTCGAAACAGCGGCTAAGATGAACAAAGCAATTCGTAAGTTGACTCAGGAACTCGAAAGAGAGCCTTCTATCGAGGAAATCGCTTCTGAAATGGGCGTTTCTGCTGATAAGATTAAGTTCTTGTTCGAAGCTAATAGAGACCCCCTGTCTCTCGATAATCGAGTAAACGACGAAGATGATGCAACCGTGGGCGACCTTGTTGCTGACCATTCTGCTGAAATGCCTGGTGATTCCATTATTCTTGAGGACAACAAGAAAATGGTAATTGCGGTTCTCGATACTCTTTCTCAGAGAGAGAAAGAAGTTATGATGCTGCGCTTCGGCATTGAGGACGATAAGCCTCGTACTCTTGAGGAAATCGGTCAGCACTTCGGTGTAACTCGTGAGAGAATTCGCCAGATTGAAACCAAGGCTCTGCGCAAATTGCGCAATCCTATTCGCAGCAAGATGCTTCACGAAGCTCTTGCTTGATACATAAGGAGTTAAATATGTACGGGGCACCTCGTTCCGTGTGGATTCCAGTAGAAGAGGGTATTGTTGGAGTTGAGTATCGTGGATACAAATGCTCTGACGAACCCGGCTCTACACATCTCTGCACGACAATTTATAAAGGTGATGGTAAGGCTGATGTATACGGTCACCTTGTTGAAAATATTACAGAATTAGATAGAGAAACTTCTTGGCAGGAGCGCGATGCGTGGTATGTTAAGCAGTTTGATTTAACCAATAGCAAAAATCAGCTGAATTTGCTGGGTTTGTTCAATGATATGTATGATGTGGGCGATGCTTACCATGAAATGTGGAACGCATGGGTTGGAGTAGACTTTTATGTAATGAACTCTGATTGCGTAGAAAATGATATTTTTCTGGTAGGAATTGCGCCGGCCCCTTGGGGGTGCGCTTCCATCGAAGACCCTGTGGCTTTTGTTGCCGAAAATGAGGACGGAACTCGATTCTGGAGTCATGGTGGAAAAGGCTGGGTTGAAGATATGCGTGAACAGATGAAAGAAATATATGAGAACTACACAAAGGGCCGCTAACAACGGCCCTTTTTATCTTTTTTGATTTTTCTTAAAAAATATGTTATAATATATATATAAAGAAATGAAGAAATGAAAGGAATTGATAATTATGAAATATTTCGTGGACTTTGAAGCTACTCAGTTTAGCAATGAAATTATTGAAATCGGATGCGTTCGTGAGGACGGAGAAGAGTTCAAGTCTTATGTTAAGGCAGACAAGAAACTTACCAACTTCATCATCAATCTGACCGGCATTACGCAGGAGATGGTTAATAACGCACCTTCGTCCGACGAAGTATTTTCCTCTTTTTATCAGTGGCTTAAAGGCGATACGAACATTGAGTTCTATTGCTATGGCAATTCTGACATTGACTTCGTTAGAAAGAATTTAAGTAAGAGTATAAATTTTGAAGCTCAGGCCGCCCTCTCTATGATTGGCATGGCTTTGAACGATTATGCGACTTCCGTGAAGAAGCATTTTGGTTTGATTAAGCCTATTGGTCTGGTTAAGGTTCTGGCTCATTATCGTGGTGTTGAATCTGTTGAACAGAGCCACGATGCACTTGAGGACGCAAAATTCCTCAAGGAAGTATTTGAATACATAAATGCAGAGGGCGAAATTGAAGAGTGTCCTTTCCCTGAATATCAGAAGCCTAAGAAAGTGGCTAAGCCTGTTCAGCCTAAGGTAGAAGTACCTTCTACTCCTCATATCGCTCGTATGCGTAAGAATACTATTGTGGAAGTTTATGAAACTATGGATGCTTGCATGAACTGGATTTATGAAGAAGTAGCCAAGAACAACAAGGCTCAGTTAACTGAGATGAAGCCTGAGAATGTTGCAAAGCGTATTCGTCGTGCAAGCTCTCAGAACCAGCCTTATATGTCTTGGAAGTTTAAGATTTATGGCGGAGACAAGGAAGTTAGTTACCTCAGCGATAACTTCACTGTTCCTACTTTTGCTGAGGAAATCGTAGTGAAAGAAGAAAATGTGGAAGGAGAAAACGAATAATGGCATATGTAGCTTATGTTACTACTCTAAAGAATTTGCGTAAGCACCCAAATGCTGATAGACTTCAGTTGGCTGAGTGCTTTGGCAACACTGTCTGTGTAAGCATGGAGTATGTTGCTGACCAGGTCGGCGTATACTTCCCAACTGATGGACAGCTTTCTGTAGAGTTCGCGGAGAAGAACAACTTGCTCCGTAAAAAGGACGAGAATGGTAACAACATTGGCGGTTACATGGACCCTGATAAGAGAAATGTTACTACTATTCGTCTGCGTGGTGAGAAGTCTGATGGACTTTTCTTGCCTCTGTCTTGCTTGGACTACTGCTACGGCGAGAACGATAAGGCAGAAAATCATTTGAAAATTGGTGATACTATCGACGTGGTAAACGGTCACGATATCTGCACCAAGTATATCCCTAAGAGAAACAACAAGACTCGCTCTAACACTCCTGAGGGTAACCGTACCCGCAAGAAGAAAGTGCCTGTGGCACCTCTGTTCATGGAGCACGCAGATACTGAGCAGTTGGCTTACAACTTGTCTGCTTTCAAGCCTGGTGACCTCGTTGAGATTACCTTGAAGATGCACGGCACTTCTCAGCGTACTGCTAACCTGCCTCGTTTCAATGGCTATAAAAGAACTCTTATGGACCGTATCTTGAGACGTGAGGGTGTGGCACAGTACAACTGGGGTTCTGTATCTGGTACTCGTAGAGTTATCCTTGCAGACTTTGATGGTGGCTATTACGGTTCTAACGAGTTCCGTGAGCAGCACTCCAAGTTCTTCGATGGCAAGCTCCATAAGGGCGAGACTGTTTACTATGAGGTAGTTGGCTTCACTACTTCTGGCGCACCTATCATGGGCGACGCTGATAACAAGAAGCTGAACGATAAGGATTTCGTAAAGCAGTACGGAAAGACTACTACTTTCTCTTATGGTTGTTCTCCAACTGGAAAGAAGACTATGTACGGTAGAGATGCAGAGGGTAACTTCGAAATCGAAACTACTGTGCCTCAGTCTGATATCTATGTCTACAGAATGACTATGACCAACGAGGATGGCGATGTGGTTGAGTACACTCCTGACTTCATGCGTTATCGTTGTGAGCAGATGGGCGTTAAGACTGTCCCAGTTTTTGCCCAGTTCATCATCCCTGAGTTCTACCAGTTGCCTGACGATGTAGGTTCTCTACAGGTGGTTGACGCTGGTGAGTATGTTCGTAAGATTGCAGAAGATTTCTACGATGGTCCAGACCCAATCGGTAAGACCCACGTTCGTGAGGGCGTAGTTGTAAGAATCGTCAACAGACCTAAGTTCTGCGCTTACAAGCATAAGAACTTCTCTTTCAAGGTGCTCGAGGGCATCATCAAGGCCGACGCTGTTGCGCCTGATATGGAAGAGGCTCAGGATGTAGCAGAGGAAAATGGGGAGGAGTAATCCTCCCTCAATATAAGGAGGAAACGAATGATTTTAGTTAATCTTTTCGGCTCTCCCGGAACTGGTAAATCTACCGGAGCCGCCTATATCTGTTCTCAGTTGAAAATGCTCGGCTTTAATGCCAAACTTGTAACTGAGTTCGCAAAGGATAAGGTTTGGGAAGAGAGTGAGGCGGTTTTCAATAACCAGGCTTACATTTTTGGTAAGCAGTATTTCCGTATCAGCCGCTGTGCTGATAAGGTAGATGTAATTGTAACTGACTCACCTTTGCTGTTATCTGTAGTTTATAACAACGACCCTGTTTTGGGCGACGAGTTTAATCAGATGGTTCGCAATGTTATGAACAGTTACGATTGTCAAAACTTCTTTTTGGTAAGAACCAAGGAATACAACCCAGTAGGTCGTTTCCAGACTGAAGAGGAGTCTGACAAGATTGCTGGAGAAATTCAGCAGATGCTCGAAGACGAGGGTATCGACTATTTGGTCTCTACTGGCGATAAGGCTGGTTATGACTGGATTGTAGGCGAAATTATCAACAAGTTAAGCAAGAACTAAGGAGGATTATTATGGCAAAGACAAGAGAGCTTCCGTGCATCCATTATGTATGCGCACACAACTGTGATTTAGGTAAGGACGCAGAGTTCTACGGTCTGTGCCAGACCTGTCCTACCTATAAAGCCCGCAAGGGTTCAGCTCCGGCGAGAACCGACAATCGTAAAAAGATTATGGCGAAGATTCGCAAAAAGGAGCTTCGAGACATCGACTAAGAAACGGGGCTTCGGCCCCTTTCTTTTGTATGGAGGGAATTTTATGAAATATATGAAATTCGTAAATGGTAAGGGCATTCAGGTGGTAAAAGATGTTGATGAAGCCTGTGATGACTTTACCGCAAATATTAAAGAGTTATTTCATGCTGAAAAAGCAAGAAATGATAGGCTTCAGGCAGAAAATGAGCGTCTTCATGACGAACATTATGAAAACAAAGAAATCCAGAAGCTAACAGACCAGATTGCAGAGATGCGCTCGTCGCTCGGTTATTCGTTCCGTCTGGACAAATCAGACTGGGACCGCATTCATGAGTGGCAAGATACTCACATGGCCGAGGCGCATGGTCTTGATACTTCGGAAAAGAGATTGCAGGCTGGTGGTGCGATTGGAGGTATGTGGACATATGAATTTGTACCTACATCTATTGGTACTGTTGGTACTTGCATATGCGGAAAATGTAAGGAAAAATTTACTTTCCAAGATTTAATGTAAAGGAGAATTACGATGGCAGTAAGAGATATGACATGGAATATCTTCAACAAGGAAACTGGTCAGGTTTTAACTTGGGAAGAGAAAGCTATCGACTTTGCTTCTGAAGAGTCCGCAAAGGCATTCCTCGCTTTAAATGGCGAACTTGTAGATACTGCAGAAGTAAAGCAGGGTATTCTTTATTATGACGGCGGATACATTTCAGAATCTGACCTCGTTCATATCTGGCAACAGGAAATGATTAAAGAGCTCCAAGAAATGGGACATATGCCTGACCAGGAGGAAGAATAATGAGTGTTTGCGGCGGTTGCCCATATCCATATGAAGCCGACATTGCTGGTGAAGAGCGTAGCAAAAACACCGATGATTATTGCGGCTATGGCTGTTCTTTTGAGGACGCAGCTTATCGCGCTCAGTGGGCATATGATAGACTAATGGAGCGCTATGAAGAGCTTGAGAAAGAGCATGAACTTCTCAAAGCTGAAGCGGATATCATGCGACATAAACTAAAGTACATGGAGGATGACGGGAAATGATTGATAAGTTCGATGGCGAATTTGCATTTTTAAGTAACTTCTACCCTTGTACTGTTCGTGATGGGAAGCTTACCTTCCCGTCTACTGAGCACTACTTCCAAGCGATGAAGACTCTCGATATGGTGGAGCGCATTAACATCTCACGTGCGGCTACTCCTGGTGAGTCTAAGAAAATGGGTCGTAGCGTTAAGTTGCGCCCAGATTGGGAAGAAGTGAAACTATCAGTTATGGAAACTGCGCTCCGTCAAAAGTTCGCAGACCCTGAACTGGCGGCGAAGTTAAAGGCGACCGGAAATGAAGAGCTCGTTGAAGGTAACTGGTGGAACGACACCTATTGGGGCGTATGTAGGGGTGTCGGCGAGAACAACCTCGGCAAACTCCTCATGAAGATTAGGTCCGAACTCTAATGAAAAGTATCCTGGCCTCCATCCTTATTGGGTTTGGAGTTGCGGTTTTATTATTCCTTGGCAATCCGCTTGGCCCCGTGCTTTTTGCTTTTGGACTAATGGGCGTTTGTTACCTACAGGCTGACTTGTATACCGGCAGAGCTGGCTATTATTGGAAAGATAGAAAGGCTGAATTAGCCAAGATTTTGGTAATCAACCTTGTTGCTGGCTATGTGTTTGGTTTACTACTTAGCTATTGCTCACCACAGTTAATCCCAGTAGCGCTGGAAAAAGTTGCGAGTTGGGATTTTTCAGTAGCATTTTTTATTCGTTCCGTATTCTGCGGAATGATTATGTACATATGTGTTGATTTGTTTAAGAGAGGGACTTATGTTGGAATATTGTATGGAGTCCCTCTATTTATCTTCTGTGGTTTTCAACATTGCATTGCAAATGTTATTGTTCTCGGCGTAGCACACGCTTGGTCTTGGACTTTAATTTTAGCAATTTTAGGAAATTTAGTAGGAAGTATGATAATCAACACACTTTCTAAATAAAAAATCTTAATTGATTTTATTAAAAATATATGATATAATATATATGTAAAGAAGTGAAAGAGAGGTATATCAGAAATGTCATTTATGGTTGACTCTTTTGAAGAGAAAGTAGCAAAATTAAATGATTTAATTGCCAAGAGCAATCGAATCGTCTTTTTCGGCGGAGCCGGAGTTTCGACGGAGTCTGGTATACCCGACTTCCGCTCAAAAGATGGTTTATATAATCAACACGATGTTCAGTTCGATATGTTTGAGCCAGAGTATCTGTTAAGTCATAGTTGTTTGTACCAGAACCCGAAAGTCTTTTATGAGTTTTATAGACAGAAACTCGACTGTCGTGGTATCGAACCGAACATCACTCACTATAAGCTGGCTGAACTGGAGAAGTGCGGCAAGCTGCTCTCCGTGGTAACTCAGAACATCGACGGTCTGCACCAAAAGGCAGGCTCTAAGATGGTACATGAAATCCACGGCACAACTGAAAAAAATTATTGTCCTCGCTGCGGCAAGAAGTATTCAGCTGATTATATCTTCGAATGCGAAGATTTGATTCCGAAATGCGAATGCGGCGGGACTATTCGTCCGGCAGTTACTCTCTATGAAGAGAATCTGCCCGAAGATGCGTGGAGTGGCGCAAACCACGATATGTATAGCGCCGACTTAATTATCATCGGAGGCACTTCGCTGTCAGTTTATCCTGCGGCAAGTCTGGTGGTAGGTCAGCGTTGCCCTATCGTTGTTATCAACAAGGGTGAAACAGATATGCCTCGTTTGAAGACTGCAATTACTTTTGATTGCGGCTTAGGTGAGGTATTCTCAAAAATTAAAACAGATTATGAGGTGTAAAGAAATGAAGCTGGAAGTTTTGCAGAAAGAAAAAGTTAATGCAATGAAGAATAAGGACGAGAAGCGTAAGGCTGTCCTTTCTGAGATGATTGACATGGTTCAGAAGGCTTCTATCACTGCGAAGGGTAGAGTCGAGATTACTGAGCAACTCGTCGATGAAACTCTGATTAAATATCAGAAGATGACTCAGGAAATGATTGATACCTGTCCTGCATCTCGTACCGATAAGTTGGCAGAATATGAAGCTGCTATGGTGATTGTTAAGGAGTATGCTCCTCAGCTCATCACCGATGAGACCGAAATCAAGGGTATGATTCTCGATGTCCTGAACAACGAGTATGCTCTTGAGAAAAAGAATCGCGGTCAGATTATGAAGATTGTAATGCCTGTTCTCAAGGGTAAGGTAGATATGGCTGTCGCTAACAAGGTTATCGGCTCTATGCTCGTGTAAGGAGGTCTATATGCCAGTACATGACGACTTAGGCACTCGTATGAAAGAATTCTACGAGGGTGTTCCAAAAACTCGACTAATGCGCCGTACTCCTGTGGCGATTAGAATTGACGGTAAGGCTTTTCACACTTTCACCAGAGGTTTCAAACGACCTTTTGATGAAATTTTGATTAAGTCTATGCAGGAGACAACTAAATACCTTTGCGAACACATTCAGGGTTGTGTACTCGGCTATACCCAGTCTGATGAGATTACTCTCATCCTTGTAGACTATAAGCATCTCGACAGCTCTGCATGGTTCGACTATGAGGTTCAGAAGCTGTGTTCTATTTCTGCGTCCATGGCTACCATGGCGTTTAACCAGATTTTCACTGGTCATATTCACACTATGATGACTCATTTCCACTACGGTGAAGAGTGGGATTATGACGAGTTGGAGAGAGAGTATGGACTGACTCGCGCAGACCTTGAATTGGGTTCTGACTTCTGGGATAAGAGATGGACTCTATATCAGCAAAAGATGGGAACTGCGATGTTCGATGCTCGAGCATTCAATATCCCAAGAGAAGAAGTAACTAACCTTATTTACTGGCGCCAGTTAGATGCAACTCGTAACAGTATTCAAATGGTTGGTCAGGCTAACTTCTCTCACAGAGAACTGCAGGGTAAGAGCTGCAACATGATTCAGGATATGCTTCACGAAGAGAAGGGCATTAACTGGAACGATTTTCCAACTCACCAGAAGAGAGGAACTTGCGTTGTGCGCAAGCCCGGTAAACTGGAGATTGAGCGAAAAACTATCGAAAAAGAATTTGGTGAACCCGAAGTTCGTGAAATTGCTCGTCAGTATTACGAATGGGTAATTGACACCGAAATTCCGATTTTCAAAGGTGAAGGTCGTGCATATATTGAAGACCTAATTCAGCCAGAGGAGGACTAAATATGAAAATGTATATTCCTTTTGGTGACTGGTCTGATGATGGTCATGGAAAATATGACAAGGTGCTTGTTGATGCACCTTCTATGACTCAACTTTTTAATGCCCAACAGGCAATTAAGTTTGAGTATGGTGAGCATTTCTTTGATGGAATGGCTGACCAGTATGAAGAGCCGCATTTCAGTGATGATGTGTGGCAGGCTCTCAAGGATTCTAACTATCCTATTGAGAGAATGTGGGAAACTGAAGATTGGAATGATTGGAGTGAATGTAACTCTATTGATGAAGTGCTTGCGGTAGACGCTTGCCCGTCCCTAAGCCTCAACTTTGTTATCGATGCTTTCATTTGGCTTTTAAATTGGAAGGGCGCAGAAATTACTCGTCTTGATGCCAAGGACGACATTCCAATGATTTGTAACTGGACTTGTAATGGTTTTGAAACCGTTGGTTATGGTTGTTTCTGGTAATAAAAATTATAATTGATTTTTTATAAAAAATATGTTATAATATTTATATGAAAAGTAAGAAAGGAAATTACATACGATGTTCAATACAAAGACTATTCAAGTTTCAGAAGTAGATAATTTTCAAGCGAAAATCGAGGAGTTAACCGGCGCGGCCGCGGTGTCTCATGCTCTTATTGAGCAGACTATCACCGACCTTAAGGCTAACAGTGCTGCTATGACTTCTCAGAAGAACAGCATCGACAAGATGATTGAGGTGCTCGTTTCTAAGAGAACTGTTCTGGAAGGCGCAATCGCTGCAAACACTACTTTCATCGCAAAGTTGGAAGAGGCTTGCACTTGTGACGCTTGCACCGCAGAATAAGAGATAAAGGAGTGTAGTGAATATGGGAAGATATGATGAAGAGAATTATGGCGGTTCTCCTATGAGTCGCCAGCAGAGAGACCTTGTTCTTTCTGTTAATGAGTTCTGCTTCCTGCAGAACAAGACCAACGGTTCTATTAAGTCCCATGTTGGTCCGCTGACTATGACTATTAGCCAGCAGGAAGCTCTGGTAACTTTCAATACCAGAACTAAGAAGTTTGAGGAAACCCAGGACTTCGAGAAGGCAAGACAGCTTTTTGTCAGCGCTCCCGAAGGTTGGTATGTAATCCTCAAGAACCCTTGCACTGACGGACAGTATCCTGAGTCCGGCAAGGCAAATGCAATTCCGCAGTCTATGAAGATTGGTACCAAGGTAAACATTCCTGGTCCTGTATCTTTCGCTTTGTATCCGGGCCAGATGGCAAAGGTTGTTCGTGGTCACAGACTTCGTTCCAACCAGTATCTGCTTGCTCGTGTATACGACGCACAGGCTGCTATGAAGAATATCGCAAGTGCTACCATCGTTGATGCTGAGGGTAAGGAAGTTGCCCAGAAGCAGGAGGAGTACTTCATGGGTCAGCTGCTCGTTATCAAGGGTACTGAAGTTTCCTTCTATGTACCTCCTACTGGTATCGAAGTAATTGCTGTCAACAACGATGACAAGATGGGCTTTGTGCGCGAGGCTGTTACTCTGGAACGCCTGGAGTATGCAATCCTTAAGGACGAAGATGGTGAGAAGAGATATGTCCATGGTCCTGCCGTGGTATTCCCTAAGCCTACTGAGACTTTCGTTGAGAGTCCTAAGGGCGGCTCTATCTTCCGCGCATTGGAGCTTTCTCCTATCAGCGGTATCTACATCAAGGTAATTGCTGCATATAAGGATGAAGATGGCACTGAGCATCCTACTGGTGAAGAACTGTTCATCACTGGTAAGGAACAGATGATTTATTATCCTCGTCCTGAACACGCGATGATTCAGTACGACGGTAAGTATATGCACCACGCTATCGCAATTCCTGAGGGCGAAGGTCGTTATATCCTCAACAGACTTACTGGTGAGATTAAGACCATCAAGGGACCTCAGATGTACCTGCCTGACCCTCGTAAGGAAGTTGTGGTTAAGCGTAAGCTGACTGCTAAGGAATGTGCTCTGCTCTACCCTGGCAACATGGAAGTTCTGGAGTACAACGGCAATCTGTCTGAGAAGGTAACTGAGAAGATGGCTCGTAAGGGCATGACCAATGCACTCACTGATGCTATCAACTGTGCTTACAGCACCTCTAACCAGCTCGACACTCTGGCAATTTTCGAGGCAAATGCCAATATCAGTCGTGGTGTTTCCTACACCAAACCTCGCACTATTACTCTCGACACCAAGTATGAGGGTGTAGTTGCAGTCGATGTATGGACTGGTTACGCTATCAATGTCGTTTCCAAGTCTGGTAAGAGAGAAGTTGTGGTTGGTCCTACCACCCGCCTGCTCGATTACGATGAAACCGTGGAAGCAATGAGCCTGTCTACTGGTCGTCCTAAGACCACTGACAATCTGCTCACTACTGCGTTCCTTCGCATTGAGAACAACAAGGTTGCCGACCTCATCAATGTTCAGACCTCTGACTTTGTTGATGTTCAGGTTAAGCTGTCCTACTGTGTAAACTTCCTTGAAGAGCACAAGGATAAGTGGTTTTCTGTTGAAAACTATGTCAAGTATATGACTGACCATATGAGAAGCCTGCTTAAGAGAGAAGTGAAGAACCACACTATCCAGGATTTCTATGCAAACAGCACTGACATTGTTCGTGCTTGCGTGCTGGGTGTTTCTGAGGATGGTAAGACTAAGGGTCGCTTCTTCGCAGAGAATGGTATGATGGTTTATGATGTTGAAGTCCTCAGCATCAAGATGGCCGCTTCCGTTGCTAATATGTTCGAGGACCATCAGTTCGAGATGATTAGCAAGACTCTGGAACTCTCTGACGCTGAAGCTAAGATGAAGGTCGTTGAAGCTCTGGCTGCTGTTGAAAAGCAGGAAGCTGAGTTGAAGAACGCCAACGCTCTGTACAGACTGGCTCTTGACCAGAAGGTACAGGAAGAGAAGTTGGCTCGTGACGAGGCCCTCAAGGCTAAGCAGAGAGCGGCTGCCGCTGCTGAAGTTCAGGCTAAGAAGGACTTGCAGGAAGTCCTGACTGCAATCCAGACCGCTGAATTGGCTCGTAAGAAGGCTATCACTGACGCTGAGACCGCTCACGCTAAGGAAATGGCTGAAATCGAGGCTGAAAAGCAGAAGGCATATGCTAAGACTGTTAAGGAAATCATGGAATCCATTACTCCTGACCTGGTTGCTGCTCTGTCTACCAAGGCAAACGCAGAGGCTCTGGAAGCTGTAACCGGCAACATGGCACCTTACGCTCTGGCTAACGGTGAATCTGTGGCTGAGACTGTTGACAAGCTCCTGAGAGGCACTACCCTCGAAGGTGTCTTGACCGACATTGCTAAGGCTAAGAACGCCTAAGAGATAGATAGAGGGCGAGGGTAAAACCTCGCCCTTGATTTTTTATAAAATATATGTTATAATATATATATAAAGTAAGAAAAGGAGTTAATACCTTATGAAAGTTATTGTTGTAGTTGATATGCAGAATGATTTCATCGATGGCGCCCTGGGTAGTCCTGAGGCTCAGGCAATCGTTCCTGTGATGGTGGAGCGTCTGAAAGAACTGAACGCCGGTGATAATCTGATTATGTTCACCAAGGACACCCATTACGCTGACTATATGGATACCCAGGAGGGTAAGAACCTGCCTGTTCCCCACTGTATCGAGGGTACTCCGGGCTGGAGCATTAATAAGCAGATTTCCAGCGTTGTGGACTATGGTAGCAATTTCTGCTTCTACTCTGCTAAGGACATTATGAAGAGCCGTGTTCTCAAGAATACCTTTGGTTCTATCCGCCTGGCTGAGATTATCCGCGACATTCTCCCCGACAATCCTATCGACGAGGTTATCCTCATGGGCGTTTGCACCGATATCTGCGTTGTTTCCAATGCAATGCTGATTAAGGCTTACTGCCCTGAAGTGCAGGTAACTGTTGACGCAAGTTGCTGCGCCGGCGTTACTCCCGAGCGTCATCTGGCAGCTCTGGAAACTATGAAGTCTTGCCAGATTAAGGTTATCAATGAATGATGAACAAATTGCTTTTCTAAAGCAAAACGATATTCCTTACTCCCCATCCCTCTTCATATATGCAAAGCAAAATTTCAAAAAGTATTGTGCAATATTGAGATTGGCTGCATATAGGCAGATGGGATGGGAAGATAGTGACCGAATCGAAGAAGTTTATAGTAGATTGATAAAGGAGAAGTAATATGATTCGAATTGGAAATGTTGTAATTGACCAGCTTTCTTATCCCGACAACACCCTGCTCATGCATCTGCCGGAGCAGCTGGAAAACGGCCTGGTAATCTGGAATTATGAGAATGATGCCGAGTTGTTTACCATCATCTGCATCCGCAAGCACTATCAGCACCTTCCTCTGAGCCTGTATATGCCTTACTGCCCTCACGCTCGTATGGACCGGGTTAAGGCTCCTACTGATGTGTTTACGCTGAAGTATTTCTGCGAAACCATCAATGACCTGGGATTTGCTGCTGTGTACATCGAAGACCCCCATTCCAATGTGTGCGAGGCTCTTCTGGATAATGTGCAGGTTGTATCTGCACAGGCCCATATCGAAACTGTAATCGAAAAGATTGCAGACGAAAATCTGGTTATGTGCTACCCTGACGAGGGCGCAATGAAGCGTTACTCTGGTATGGTAAACAAGCCTTATTCCTTTGGCGTGAAGCGTCGTAACTGGGCAGATGGTAAGATTGAGGGTCTGGACCTCATGCATCCCGATGTAGTTGTCGGCAAGAATGTTCTGATTGTTGACGATATCTGCTCTCGTGGTGGCACTTTCTACCATACTGCTAAGGCTCTCAAGGACGCTGGCGCAGCAAAGGTTTATCTCTATGTCACTCACTGTGAGATGACTATTTTCAATGGAGATTTGGTGAATTCTGGTCTGGTAGAGAAGATTTTCACTACCAATAGCATCTTCCCTGGAAATGCTCAGAATGAACTGATTGAGATTATTTAAGAAAGGAACTGAACCAAATGAAAAAGTTTTTGGCTTTGATTTTGGCTCTGTGTATGTGTTTCAGCTTGGTTGCCTGTGCGGGCGACCCTGCTCCTGACACAACCGAGCCGGACACTTCGATTTCCGAAACTATTGACCCTTCCGAGGATGAGACTGCTGTGGACGAAGTCGTTTTTAATCCTGTTACTTTGGTTTCTAATGACCGTGTCATCTTCAGAGTAACAAGTAAACCTTATCGTGACGACTTCTGGGATGCTTATACTGTTGATGTTTATGTTGAGAACCCAACAGATAAGACAATCTATGTTGCCATGGTCGAGACTTCGGTTAATGACTGTATGATTGACCCTTATTTCACGATTGAAATTGCGGAAGGTAAAAAGGCAAATGAAACCTTCTCGTTTATGAAGGAAGACCTTGACCGCAATAACATTACAGAAAGCATTGATAAAATTGCCTTTAAACTGGCAATTTACGACGCTGATTGGAATGAGCTCTATCGTACGGACGAGCTGTCCATTACTTTTGAATAAAGAAAAGATAGAGAAGCCCTATGCAAATAGGGCTTCTTTGATTTTTTAATAAAAATATGTTATAATATATATAGAAAGTAAGGAAAGAGAAAAAAACAAGAGAAAAGGAGAAAAGCCATGCATCAGCACTTTATTAAAGGCAAAAAGTTACTGTTAATTTACAAAGATGGCACCCAAGAGGTAGCTAAGTATAGAGTGTCTGATAAAGGAACCTTGTATTTCTCAGACCATAAACCCGTTCCTCTCAGCAAGTTGAGATGCGCTGGGTACTACAAAGAAGGAAAGAATGGTGTATACAATGAATGAATTTTGGGAAAAAGAATGGGCGAAATGCCCAGAAGCTGATGGAATTGATTTCGTACCTATTGGTTGGTGGCCGTGGTCACCCGGTTTACCAGTAGCGCAATCTAATGTAAAGGCGGATTTTGAAAATCCCAATTTCTGCTATCCTCGCTCTGGTCGCTTCTTTTGGAAATGGGTTGATGGTAAAAAGCAATACATTCTTCAGCCTCATATGATTGAATATTTTCAAAAGGAATTTTGTAGTCATTGCGGCACCCAGAGATGTCCTGGCGATGCCGAAGCAATTGCTACCTGCGGTCATGCAGAAAGGAAGCCTAAGATGAAGAAACAAGCCTATGTGTCAGTAACTTATCTATTCACTTTTGAGCCGAGTGAAGTTGGAGTTTCAGAAGATTGTACAGAATCTGAATTCGAAGCTGCAATTGACGGCTACTTAAATCGCGTCTTTGAAGAAGTTCAAGGCGCAGCGGATATTATTCCGAATGACATTGAAGTTGATATCAAAGGCGATTTTGAATAAGAAAAGGAGATTTAAGATATGAATTTTCGTAAGATGATTATGCTGTACAGTGACTCTTATAAGCAGTGCCACCCTCTGATGTATCCCGATAACCAGGAGTATCTGGTATCTTATCTGACTGCTCGAAAGGCAATGAATGACAACTTCCCTAAGATGGTTGTTTATGGTATTCAGCCTTTCATTATGGATATGCAGAAGGGCTTTGAAGAGTTCTTCTATGAAACCATCGAACAGGTTATGTATGAATATGACCATTACATCGATGCCCACCTTGGTCTTGGCAATGTGGCGCGAGACCGTATCGTCGAACTGCATGAACTGGGCTACCTGCCCGTAGAAATCCGCGCAATTCCCGAGGGTTCTGTAATCAATATGGGAATTCCTCTGGTTGAGATGCGCAATACCCATCCTCGTTTCGCCTGGGTTATTCAGTGGCTTGAGTGCCTGCTTCAGACTGAAGTGTGGCCTATGTGCGCATATGCGACCGTAGGTTGGGAGTACCACAAGGTTGCTGAGAAGTTCTATTCTCATACCGCACCTGGCGCCGACCCTTATATGGCAATGGCTGACTTCGGTTTCCGTGGCATGAGCTGCCTGGAAGATGCAACTCGTTGCTCTGCTTCTTGGCTCCTGTCTTTCAATAAGACTTCTACCATTCCTGCTCTGCCTTATCTGGACGAGTACTACTATGCTAACTGTGCAGAGCACAAGATTGGCATTGGCGCCGTTTCCACTGAGCACTCTGTTATGGCTGCTAACTACGCAATCGATGGTGATGAAATTACTTTCGTAAAGCGTATGCTGACTGAAATCTATCCTAATACCAGTTTCTCTATGGTATCTGATACCTATGACTACTGGAATATGGTAAACAATATCATTCCTGCTTGCAAGGACGAAATTCTCGCCCACAATGGCAAACTGCTCATTCGTCCTGACTCCGGCGACATGGTTGCTATCTCCGTTGGCACTATCCAGAAGCTGTGGGATGTTTTTGGCGGCACTATCAATGCTGCTGGTTACAAGGTCCTCGACCCTCATATTGGTCTGATTTACGGCGATGGCTGCACTCTGAACCGCGTTGAGCAGATTTATGAATCCCTCGAAAAACTGGGCTTTGCTTCCACTAATGTGGTCTTCGGCGTTGGCGCTTTCTGTTTCCACGCTCTGTTCAGCCCGGACAACAAGTTCACTGTTCTGACTCGTGATACTTGGGGCATGGCTATGAAGGCTACTTATGGTGTCTTCGGTGGTAAGGAAGTTCCTATCTACAAGGACCCTAAGACCGACGTTGGCGGACTGAAGAAGTCTCAGAAGGGTTGCTGCATGGTTCAGAAGCATCCCGATGGCACTTTCGAGTGCATTGATGGTTTCTCTGAGTGGGTTGACGACAATCTCACTGTTATGAAGACTATCTACAAGGATGGTCAGTACTACAATCTGCAGACTTTCCAGCAGATTCGTGCAAATCTTTATCCGGAGGTACACTAATGATAGTTCATATGCCTGGTGACTTACTCAAAGTACAGAAAGACATGAATCTTGATGTGATTTGCCATCAGGTGAATTGTCAGGGTAAAATGGCGTCTGGTATCGCGAAGCAGATTCGCGATACCTACCCGCAAGTTTATGATGCATATCGAGCAAAATATGATGCAATGGTAACATTGGGCGTTAATATGATGCTTGGTGATGTTCAGCTCGTTCCTCTGTATGAGGACTTTATGAAAGACATTAAACATCAACATGTCTGCAATATGTTTGCACAGAATAACTATGGTTATGATGGCAAGCGTTACACTTCCTATGATGCGTTTTGGATTTGTTTGAATAATCTCAAGCAGGTTCTTCCTAAGGGGTCTACAATCGGTTTCCCTTATCTGATTGGCTGTGACCGCGGTGGCGCAAACTGGAATGTAATCGAAGCAATGATTCGAGAAGTTTTTGATGAAGACTATATAGTCTATATCGTTCATTATAACGGAGGAAAGTAAAATGGGTAAGGATAAGAGAAAGTGGGAATTTGACCCCAAATATCAGATTGAATACACTGTTGAGTGGATTCGTAAATATTTCGTGAAGAATGCCGGTCCCGAGACCAAAGCTATCATCGGTATTTCCGGCGGTAAGGATTCTACAATTGCGGCCGCCCTGCTTGTCCGAGCACTGGGCGCAGACAGGGTTCACGGCGTATTGATGCCTTGTGGCACTCAGGCAGACATCGCGCATTCCTATGAAGTCTGCGAGGCTCTTGGTATCAAGTATGATGAAATCAATATCGAGCCTGCAGTTGATGCATTTTATGGTTGCGTGGGTCGTGGTGATTGCGAAATTCCTGCTGTTCGCACTAATGTTCCTGCTCGTATGCGTATGGTAACTCTATATGCTATCGCAGCAATTTATGGAGGTCGTGTAGTCAATACTGGTAACTGGTCCGAGGGTTGGATTGGTTACACCACCAAGTATGGCGATCTCGCCGGCGACTTCCATCTGTTCCAGGAGCTGACTGTTCGTGAAGTTCTCATGATGGGTCGTGCGATGAAGGAAATCCCTCGTCACCTGGTTGATAAGGCGCCTGCGGATGGTATGACTGGTCAGACTGATGAAGACAATATGGGCGTAACTTATGACCAGATTGATGATTATCTGCTTCTGGACATTATCCCCGATGTCGATACTTGGCGTAATATGAGCCAGCGTCATGCAAGAAATGAACACAAGAAATGCATTAACTTGCCTGGCCCTCGCGCCGAAGGTCGTAACGACAATTATCATTGGCATTTCTAAACAGAAGAGGACTTATGTAAACCATAAGTCCTTTTTTGATTTTTATAAAAAAATATGTTATAATATATATACAAAGTTAAGAAATAAATAAAAAAAGAAAGGAGCGATTAGCGATGGCTCATTATGCTTGTTCTGATATTCACGGAATGATGGTATTTTACAAGACAATTAAAGAGTTTCTTCAGCCCGATGATATTGTGTATTTCTTGGGCGATGCTGGTGACCGCGGTCCCGAACCTTGGGAATGTATCAAAGCAATTTTGAATGACCCTCAGTTTATTTACATTAAGGGAAACCACGAGGATATGCTCGTTAACGCTCTTGGTAAGGGATTCGGTCGTAACTACAACCTGCTTCGTAGCAACGGCGGTGGAAACACCTACAAGCAGTGTATGGAGGAAGAAGATTGGGCTCAGTGGAGAATCAAGATGCTTCAGCTTCCAACAAAAGCCGTTTATGTAAATGCGCAAGGCGAGACCGTATATCTCTCTCATGCAGGCTTCACTCCTCGTGAGCGCGACGGACAACTCGCGTGGAACTGGGACGAAGATTTGATTTGGAGTCGAGACCATTTCCTTGATGCGTGGCCTGAAGATGAAATGTTCAAAAAGGCGATTGTAATTCATGGACACACTCCTACTCCATATCTCTTGGATGAAATTGACCCTGCGTGCCGTATGGGCGAGGTTGAACCTGGCGCCATTTGGTACTGTGATGGTCACAAGTGTTGTATTGATGCAGGTGCGGTATTTACAGGTTACTTCTCACTGATGAACCTTGATACTTGGGAAGAAGAGGTCTTCAACACTACACCTTATCTGTAATTTTGATTTTTTATAAAAAATATGATATAATATATATATAAGGTAAAGAAAGAAGTTGATAAGAAATGGAGAACAAATATGGCAAGAGCAATGGTAGAGCATAATTTTTATTGTATGAACTGTGGTAAAAAGGGTATTCCGCTGATGCGAAACAAGGGTTTCCAGCATGGTAAGCATCATCGAAAGAAGCTCTACTGTCCGTTTTGCAAAGTCGAGGTAAATCACATCGAGTGTAAAACCTACGAAGATGTTCAGGAGTTTCTTGAAGCTTTTGAAAATGGAGATTATAAGGAAGAGGCTGCAGAGTCTATGTCCTTTATCGAATCTGAAAAAGGAGGTATGTAAATGAAGCAGAAAAATGTGTTTTTGATGTGTGGCGTGCCGGGTTCCGGCAAGACTACTTGGGTTAAGAACCAGCTCGCTATGAGCAATGTCGGTGGAGTTCATATCTCTCGCGATGAAGTTCGATTTTCCATGATTGGAGAAGACGAAGATTACTTTGCTCGTGAGAACGAAGTATTCTCCGCTTTTTGTTCCAAAATCCAAGAGGCGTTGGAAGATGTGGCAGGTCCTGCTAATGTCTTCATCGACGCAACTCACTTGAGCGAAAAGGCTCGCAACAAAGTTCTCGACAGATTGGACTTGCGCAATGTGGTCAATCTGTACGCAGTAGATTTCAACATTCCTTTGGACATTTGTCTGGCACAGAATGATTTGCGTTCTGGTCGAGCTTTCGTTCCTAAGAGCGTAGTTCGCAGAATGTGGCATCAGTACCAGCGTCCTACTGAGAATGAGAAATATAAATATCAGGTGCTCACTGTGGCACCAAGAGAGGAGACAGAAAATGAGTAAAATTTGGTTCACAAGCGATACTCACTTCTGTCACGACCGAGGGTTCTTGTATGAACCAAGAGGCTTCACGAATGTCGAAGATATGAATGAAGCCATCGTACAAAGATGGAATAGCGTGGTTGCGCCCGAGGATACCGTGTATCACCTGGGCGACGGTATGCTGAATGACACTGAAAGGGGAATGGAATTCCTAAAGCGTCTTAATGGTCATATCATTATGATGCGAGGAAACCATGACACAAACCCTCGTGTTAAGGCTTACGCAGACGCTCCAAATGTCGTTGAGTGCGGCAAGTACGCAGATGTCGTGACTTATAAGAAGATTCGCTTCTACATCAGTCATTACCCAACAATGACTTCCAATTTGGAAAAGGGAGCAAGCCTGCGTGAACATACTATCAATCTGTATGGTCACACCCATCAGAAAGATAACTTCTATCAGGATATTCCATTTATGTACCATGTAGGTATGGACTCTCACGACTGCTATCCTGTTGACATTGATACCATCATTGAGGATATTAAGACAAAGGCTGCTGAATGTATCGCAATGCTTGGGGAGAGCGAGGAACAAGAATGAGCCACGCAATCCGACATTTGGACTATCACTGTTCAACAAGTGAGCGAGCAATTCTGAAAGACCTCAACAGTTTTGCTTATGACCCTCAGGAGAGTTGTGGTTACCACGGTAACTTAACTTTCCATAAGGAGCCGGTTTACAAAAACCGAGAGGAAGCCGAAAAGGCGATTGAAAAATTCGATAAAGGTTGGTATGATGACCACGCGGTCAGATACCGCCAAGGTCGAAGAATCTTTTGGTTAGTTAAGTGCGAATGGCACTGCTAATATATGTACTTTGAAAACAAAATATGATAAGAAAAAGGAGAACTAAGAATGGATGTATTGATTCCTATTATTTCCACTGTGGGCATCGCCCTCATCGCAATCGTTCTGGTAATTGTTCTGATTAAGAGCTGCTGGAAGGTTGCTGGCACTAACGAAGTCCTTATCATCTCTGGTATGGGTAAGGTTAAGCGCAAGACTGGCGGCGGTATCTTCGTAATTCCTCTGCTTCAGCGTGTTCAGCGCATGACACTGGAAAACATTCAGGTAGACTTCACTTCTCGTAATGAGATTCCTACTCAGGATGCTATCCATGTGCTCGTTGATGCAGTTGCGAACATGAGCATTTCTCTTGACCCTGCTCGTCAGAGCATCGCGGCAAGCAAGTTTGCTGGCTACACTGTGGCTCAGATTCGAGACATTGTAATTCCTGTTCTCGAAGGTAACATTCGTGAAATCATTTCCCAGACTCGTTTCGAAGATTTGATTCGCGGCGACAAGAAGGCATTCGCTGAGAAGATTCAGGAGAACGTTACTCCTAACCTTGCAGACCTTGGTATCGACCTCACCACTTTCAACATTCAGAACTTCTCTGATAGAAATGGTGTGATTCAGGACCTCGGTGTTGACAACATCGAAAAGATTCGTAAGGAAGCTTCCATCGCAGCTGCTAAGGCTAAGGCTGAGGTTGCTGTAGCACAGGCTCAGGCCGACAAGGACGCCAACGATGCTAAGGTTGCAGCTGCAACTGAGATTGCTCAGAAGCAGACTGAATTCGCAATCCGTAAGGCAGAACTTCAGAAGCAGGCTGACACTGAGCAGGCTAAGGCTGATGCTGCTAAGCAGATTGAGGCTGAGAACCAGCGTAGAGAGCAGGAAATTGCAACCGCTAACGCTAACCTTGCTCGTCAGGAGAAGGAAATCGAGCTCCAGGAACGTGCCGTAGCCATCAAGGAAAAGGCACTGGAAGCTGAAATCAAGAAGACTGCTGAAGCTAAGAAGTACGCTGAACAGCAGGCTGCGGACGCCGCTCTGTACAAGACTCAGAAGGCCGCTGAGGCTGACCTCTTCGAGCGTCAGAGACTGGCAGAAGCTGCTAAGATTGAGGCAGAGAAGAAGGCTGAAGCTGACCTGGCTCTCGCTCAGGCAGAAGCTGCAGCTAAGAAGGCTCTTGCAGATGCAGTTCGTGCACAGGGTGAAGCAGAAGCTGCTGCGGCACAGGCAAAGGGTCTCGCTGAGGCTGAAGCCATCAAGGCTAAGCTCCAGGCTGAGGCAGACGGTCTTCGTGAGAAGGCTGAGGCTATGAAGCAGTACGGTGACGCTGCTATGGCAGACATGCAGATGCAGGCCATCAAGACTTACTTCGAGCAGCTGCCTGAAATCGCTCGTGCGGTTGGTGAAGGCTACCAGGGCGTTGACAAGATTGTCATGCTGGGTAATGACTCCGGTCAGCTCGCTGGCAACATCATGAGCACTACTACTCAGATTTCTGAGGGTATGGCTGAGTCCTTGGGTATCGACCTTAAGACTCTGCTCACTGGTATGCTCGGCGCTAAGATTGTTACCAATGGTGAGAACAACTAACGCATAATACATATAGTCCCCAGGGCGCAAGCCTTGGGGATTTTTCATACCATTTTTTCTTCGTGACCACCCTTGACGACCGTTGTCGTCAAAAAATCGCCCATAGGAAAAAAATTTCCAAATAGTGCCCATTTGACTTTTCCTATATTTTTTGGTATAATATAAATATAAATCTATAAAGGAGGTTATTCATATGACTAAGTTAGACCCAATTTTTACCTGGGATGAAGAGGTTGGATACGCAACTTGTACTTTGACTGATGCTACTACTGGTAAAACTTATGTTGGAACTGCGGCATGTCATCCAGATGATTCAGACATGATGAGCGAGAAGACTGGTTGCGAACTTGCATACCGTCGCGCAAGAATCAATGCTCTTCGTGGTCATAGGGATGAACTCAAGTGCGAGTTAAATGCCTTGAACAGGCTTTATTACAATATGAAACACAGTTCTCGTTTTAATCCCAGAGGCTATGAAAATATTATGTTACAAAGACACATTCGCATGACTGAAAATGATTTAGCTACAGCTAAGAACATCATAGCTACAGAACTGCAAAACCTATACGAGATTATCGACGAAAAAGAAAAATTTTATACCCGTGTCCGTTTAAGAAGAATGGCCAAAGCCCAACAATCTTTATTCTTTGAATCTTAAGTAGGAATGAAAGAAATTTCAAAGGGGTGATTTTCTATATCTGTGTTACTATATTTTTTAGCAGGTATGTTATTCGCGTCATTCCTATGGCCTATTCTTGATGCACTCGCAACTGTCATTATGACATGGCTTGAGGTATTGAAAGGTAAACTTTCAGTTAAATTGGCTTTAATGCAAAAGGATGTTCAAGACAAACTTACACCAGAAGAGCCGCCTAAACGCCAGATTGGCTTTTGCGTCCCTGCACCAGTAGAGGTAGAAGAAGAAGACGAGGAGGACTACGATGATTAACTTTTATGATACAAGCAGCCTACTACTAAAGGTAGATAGTCTGTTTGAAGAAAATATCCCATTTGCGATTTCATCCATTACACTTGATGAGCTTGAAAATATCAAGACCTCATCTAACAAAGACCAAGAGGTCAAATATGCGGCTCGTAAACTATTACATATGTTAGACGAAAACATCGGGAAGTTTAAAATCGTTATTTTTAAGGAAAAAATGCTCATTCCCATCCAGGAGGCAGAATTAACCATTACTAACGATAGTAAAATTCTCGCATGCGCCATTGATTGCGCAAAGGGCGATGAAGTATGTTTTTATACTAATGACCTCGCTCTGAAAACTATCGCAAGAATTTTCTTCGCAGACGTAGCAAGTGTTAACGAAGATAATGAGGACGATTACACTGGTTTCGTAGAAGTTTCTTTAAACAATGACGAAATGGGTGAGTTTTACTCTAACTTTAATGAAAACCGCTTCAATCTTCTTCCAAATCAATATCTAATTGTTAAGGAGAAAGATGGTGGAGAAATCGTAGATAGACTTTGTTGGACTGGTGAAGCTTATCGTCACCTCGATTACCAAACATTTAATTCTAAGTGGTTTGGAGATGTTCGTCCGATGAAGGGGGATGTCTATCAAGCTTTTGCGGCTGATAGTTTAGCTAATAATCAAATTACCATGTTAAAAGGCCCAGCTGGCTCTGGTAAGACTTATTTAGCTCTTGGTTTCCTTTTAAATCGTCTTGATAAAGGCAAGTTGGATAAAATCATTGTGTTCTGTAATACTGTAGCGACTAAGAATTCCGCTAAGTTAGGATTCTATCCTGGAACCCGTGATGAAAAACTTTTGGATTCACAAATCGGAAACCTGTTAAGTAGTAAATTCGGAGGTAAGATTGAGGTAGAAAGAATGATTCAAGAAGAGAAACTTGTTCTTTTACCAATGTCTGACATTCGTGGATATGATACAACTGGCATGCGCGCTGGCATTTATATCTCCGAAGCCCAGAATTTAGATATTTCACTCATGAAGCTCGCTCTCCAACGTATTGGAGAAGACAGCATTTGTATTATTGATGGTGACTGCAAGACTCAGGTTGATAGTATTGAGTTTGCTGGTGCTAACAATGGTATGAAACGAGCTTCTCGCGTCTTTAGAGGTTCAGATATTTATGGAGAGGTAACTCTTAAGAATATCCATCGTTCAAAGATTGCGATGATTGCTGAAAATATGTGATAATTAGACCAAGTGGCAATAAAGCCACTTGGTTTTTTTATGCACAAATTTAAGAAGGGAGAATAGACTAAAATGGCTATTAAAACTTTTGTTAAGGGTAGTTCTACTCAACTTAGTTCAAACTTCAAATCCACAGAGTTTGATTGCCACGGTTCAGGATGTTGCTCTTCTACACTTGTCGATGACAAGCTCGTAACTTATTTACAACAGATTAGAGAGCATTTTGGCAAACCTGTCAATATTAGTTCTGGTTATAGATGTGCAACCCATAACAAAAATGTAGGCGGCGCAACTGGTTCTCGCCATGCAAAAGGTCAGGCCGCAGATATCTACATCACTGGAGTAACTCCTGCAGAAATTGCAAAATACGCAGAGAGTATTGGAATCCTCGGTATTGGATTATATGAAACCAATAGCGATGGATTTTTTGTTCATGTGGACACAAGAACCACTAAATCTTTCTGGTACGGCCAAAATGAAGCTTCTCGCTCAACATTTGGAGGTACTACTGTGGCAACTGATACTAAGATTGATACAAGCGCAGTAAATACATCTGCGGCAGACCCTAAAGTAATCTGGGATTATTTTAAGGCAAAAGGTCTTAATGATTATGGTATTGCTGGTTTAATGGGTAACCTTTACGCTGAGTCTGGCTTGAAACCTACTAATCTTCAAAACACTTACGAGAAAAAATTGGGATATACTGATGCTGAATATACAGCCGCAGTTGACCAGGGTAAATATACCAATTTCGTAAAGGATAGCGCAGGATATGGATTAGCTCAATGGACCTATTGGTCTCGTAAGCAGAATCTTTTGAACTATGCAAATTCCGTTAACAAGTCAATTGGTGACTTAAATATGCAGCTTGATTTTTTATATAAAGAATTAAGCGAAGGGTACAAAAATTCAGTTCTCAAGGTGCTTTGCGAAGCTACTTCTGTATTGGAGGCATCTAATAGTGTTCTCTTGAAGTTCGAAAGACCAGCAGACCAAAGCGTAACTGTTCAAAATAAACGCGCAAGCTATGGTCAGAAGTACTATGACTCATATGCTTCAAAATCAGCAAACACGACTACTGGAACTAATACTGGAGGTAATAAAATGAAGTACAACTCAAGTAATAAGCCATTAGTATGTATG